TATCGGTACCACCCCCGCCACATTCTTTGCACAGCATGAAGTCAATAACCTTGAATCTCAGGCTCGGGCGCAAGAAGCCGACATCGCTGCGGGTAAGAAGCCGCGCGAAACATCGACAGGCAAATCGCTCGTTGCCTCTGCGGGTCAAACCGCATTTGACGTGTTTGGTGGCAAACTCTTTACGTCAATTCCCGGCGTTAACAAGATGATGGGCAAAATGCCCATTCTGCGTGATCTTGTTGGCGAGAGTGCTGAACCGCTTGAAGGTGAGACGGCTGAACAAGCGGCAGCGCGCGCTTCTAAAGAAGCACAAGATAAAATCATTCAGGCTTCTCAAGACGGCAAACTCACATATAAAAATGGTATAGCCAAAGGCGTCGCTAAAGGCGTGGGCTTTGCCGTGCCTCAGTCGCTTGCCAGTACGATCTTGGATCGTTGGCAGTCGGGTGAATCGAACGACGTCTTTAATGACCCCGATGCTGCTCACGCATGGAGAGACTCTCTTCTGCAAGGTGCTGTCTTAGGCATGACGCTTGGCGTCGGCGAAGGCGCGTTCCATACCCGTGCGGAACGTAAACAGGCTGCGGATCTTATTGGGCAGCGCAAGGCTGAAGAAAAAGCCGCTGCTGAAGCGGCGGCTGATGCGGAGAAGAAAATAACGGAGACTCCCAAGACTGCGGATCCGTTACTCGGTCAGGCGCGCGATGTCATTATGGCTACAGGCGACGCTACTCGTGCCGACCATATTGCTGCTCTTATGGCGCAGGTTAAGGACGAGGACGGTAATCCTATCCCGCACTCAAAAGCGACGTCATTGTTTAATGCGTTGACAAAGAAGTCTGCGGGAGACATGCAAGTCAAATTCTCTAAGCCCGATCCGCAAACGGGCGTACTCTCCATTAAGAACAAACTTACGGGAGAAGAGGAAGCACCAACGGCTGCACCGCACACGACCGAAGATCTTCTGGCTGAACCCGCAGCCGTTGCGGAAACTCATGTCGATGATCCTACGAGTCACAAAGGCACAGTGGATCCGGACAACACTCTTGCTCAAGAAGACGCAGAAGGAAAAAACGCAGATGACGTCGGCGCATTGGCTCCGGGCGAGGCAACTACGCCTCCGCACCAAACTGTCCAAGACGAAGGAGCAGTCCGTGGAAAAACCGATACTGAAGTTTCGGGTTCCGAAGGAGGAGACACTGGAGATAACACAGGAGGGACTGGAGGAGGCGCTAAGTTGCCTACACTTTCAGATCCCGCCGACGAGCAGCGAATTGGACGCGTTGACAGTGAGGGAGTGGATAATACTAAGCCAAGTACTCCAACAACTGATGAAGGAACGGCAGGTGAGCAGCCTCCAGTAGCGTCTGAACCCCCGCCTATCATTCCTCCAATTGAGACGCCGCCCGTTGCCGACCCGCCGCCTAAACCTGCGGAAGTCACGCCTGTCCACGATAAAGGTCAGATTGAGTCTGATCTTAGAGCAATGGCTGACGCTAATGGGAACATTAAGGGATCCGATGCTGCGGAGTATGTTCGCACGCACTCTCCGAATGCGTTTCACCGATACATTGCCGGACTTGTCGGTAAGATGGTTGGGCACTTTGAACGTGCCGGATTCAAAATCAACGTTCGTTTTGAAGACCCAAATAACCCCCATACCTCCAGTTCAAGTATAAAGTCCGGGTCTAGTGGCGTTACAAGTTCGGATTTACGCGATAGCGGAACTGACGCTAATACAATCACTATTCTTCTTTCTGGTAACAATCTTCGTACGGCTAAACGCCCTGCCAGATTTAGGGACGGCACGCCTACAACTATCGAAGCATATCCGGAACAAGCCAAAAACCCTGACACCATTGCCGGACATGACACGATTCTGCATGAATTGATCCACGCGGTAACGACTCATGCGATTGAGTACGGCGCGTACTACGCTCAGAACAACGCGGATATACCGGCATCACGTCGGTCCAAGTCATATCTAGTTGATGCCTATAACGACTTGGCTGCGCTCCATAAACATGTTGTGGATCGCATTAATAAGATTCCTGACAACAAATTATCACCTGTTGAAAAGCGGCTTAAAAACTTTAGCAACATGATGGATAACCCGCACGAGTTGCTTGCGTGGGGATTGTCGGACCCGGAGGCTGCGGAATGGCTATCGACTGTACCGTACAAGTCTGGCGGCAAACTCACCAACGCGTGGCGCGCTATCGTCGATACAGTGGCGAAAATCCTTGGCGTTGATCCTGCTAAAAAGAACGCACTGAACGAATTGCTGCGAGTCAGCGAGAAGTACATTGGTAAAGACTCAACCAAGCAAGTGCTTGCGTTGCGTAAGAAGTATTCTAAAGAACCGACCTATCTAACGGACGTTACTTTTGCGCAAAGCAAAGTAGGGGCCGGTGAACGGCATTCAGATCATTTGTTTGATCAGACTGCGCTTGGGGAAGCCGCTAATCAAACAAGCGGCAGCAGAGAAAAACTCATCAATATGCCTATTGATGATTTTCTTAGCATGGCGCGCAGTTTCAGTGATAACGCAAACGGCAAACCTTCAGAAGGAAAGTTACGTTCAATTAGGAATGCTCTTAGCGAAACGGGAAAACTTCCAACCGGCGTGGGCGGTCGTATTCCATTTCTAAAATTTCGTAACACCGAACATGGTTGGGCCGAGGTCACAGGACACGAAGGGCGGCACCGTGCCCTTGCTCTTAAGGAGCAGGGCTACACTCACATGCCTGTTGTGCTGGAAAGCGATAGCGGTCACACGATCCGTTGGGGAAAACAAGATAACCCCGATCACATGGATTACGTCCAAAACTGGCCGCACACTTTGTTTGGTGAACGCGATAGCGCAGATTCAACTGGGCATGGGAATAATCGAATCGACTTCCCAGTTACGCGAGAAGCCGCAACTGAGGAGCGTAGAGTGCGCGCGCAGCGTAAGACTGCGCCCAAAGCCCCAACGACTCCGGAAGAGTGGGAGCGTCTTCGCGCCGAAGAACTAGAGGCCAAGTCCCTTAAGGGTAAGGTCAAACAGAGTATCATGGACCTGTGGAAAGGTGCCAAGAGCGGTGCGTACGACAAATTGGTCACGCTGTTCCAGAATGAATGGCGTCCGCTTAAGTTGCTTGAACATATGCGGGATCTTGCTAACTCCAACGTCATTGGCGGGGACAAGGCAACCAACATCTACACCAATCTGATTGGCGCAATGGATCGTGCATCAAGCCTGATGGCAATGCACTTGAATCCGTTGTTCCAAGAAGTGCGGAATCAGATTCGTTCTTTCGCTAAGAATAATGATCTGTCATGGAACGAAGCGTTGGCCCGCCTTGACGGAATGCGTGTCTCGCTACACGAGCCTGAGCGCCGTCGTACGGTCTTTGTCCGCGAAGCACCATTGAAGACTGCACCACGGGCATATCAAGACGCCAACGGCAATACCGTCATGATGTCTCCGGCGGATCGTCGACAGCGCATCCTCGACAAAATCGCTGATGCCAATGTCTCGGCTGCGGACAAAGAGAAACTGGAACAAGCCCTGCACAAGATGGTCTTTGAGAAAGATGCTAAGGGCAACTTTGTCAATCTGGATGAGAATGGTCATAGCCCAACGAAAGGCAAGGGGCCGAAGTCCATCGACGAGAATTCACCGGAGTACAACGTTGTCGGTGGATACAACTCGGACTTCATCAAGCAACTCCGCCAAGGGTACGATGACGCTACCGCCAATGGTGCGAATCCAGAAATCAACCGCATCTTTGATCTGTTAAAAGAGATCGAAGCGAAGGGGCGTGAGTTCGACCGTGCTGCCAATTACTGGACGAACTACACGGACGGTATCGTTGCCGCCTACGGGTGGAAAAACTACGTGCCGTTCAAAGGTCTTGGTGGGCAGGAAGCGAAGTTCGAATTGAACGGCAAATACAAGGGTGTCAGTGGCGAACACGCTGACGCGCCGAACGCGTTCGAAGCCCGTGAATCTGAGGCCGACAACAGTCTTCTCCAAACGATGGTCGACGCCTCCCGTGCCGCAGGGCGCGCAGGACGTAAGGATGTCACCAAGATTCTGAAGAACCTCATCAACGCCAAAGATGGCATGGGGATCAACGGCAAGTTGGTGAAGACTCTGACCGCGCAAGAGCGCTACGAAAACAAAGTCGACATGAGTGAGTACAAGAAGAGGGGCAACTTCTTCCACTACATGCCGAACGGCGACATCGAAGTGTACTCACTGACCAAAGATCCTGAGATTCTTGACGCGATTCGCCGACCGTTCGAAGAGGCTGGCCCAGTGCAGCGCGTCTTAAACGGGCTTACGGGCTTCATGGGTAAACAGCACACCCGGTATAACCTCGCGTTCGCTCCCATGAACTATGTGAAGCATACGTTATCTAACGCCTATAACTTGGCGGGACATGCTGGGTTAGGTACGGCGGTAGACTATCTTGGGGCGACCGTTGGTAACACGGGGAACATGCTCAAGGCGGCGACGTTCGCCAAGCACCTTGTCTCCGGCGACGCTGATGCCATCGACAAGATGCGGAACAGTTCCGACCCGTTCATCCGCAACATGGTCGAGTACATGGAAGAGGGCGGACGCACGACATACGGTCAGACGTACTCCATCACCTCCAAGATGGACGACATTAAGAAGACTGTTGGACGAGGCAACGTTCTGCACAACGCGCAGCAGATCGCGCATTACTTCGATGCCTACCAAGACATGTTTGACCTCACGAGTCGTACCTCTGCGTACGGCGTGATCAAACAGAAACTGATGCAAGAAGGCATGACGGAACCGCAAGCGCGAGAACTCGCAGCGGCACAGGCCAAGGAACTGACCAACTATCGCTTGATCGGTAAGTACGGTCGCTCGGCGGGGGGACTGTTCATGTTCTTCCGTCCTGCGGCATCGTCGGCGGTTGCTGCCATCGATACGCTGCGCCCTGCGTTCCAGTCCGTGGAGTCTGTCCTCGCCAAGTATCCTGAGAGCGTTCTTAAGGATCCGGCGAAGAAACAGGCGATCATCGACAACCACGTCAAGTTGCAGCAGAACACTAAGCGCTTGGCAGTCTCATTGGTGGGTGCCGGAGCCGCGCTCTACACGATGGCATTCTTGGCATCGGGCAACGACGAGCAGGGGCGTAACCGCGTCGCGTCGGATGATAAGGCGCGGTGGACTCGCTATATGCGTCTGCCGATTTTGGGTGATGCAGCGAACGGGTTCTTCCAGTTGCCGTGGGGCTTCGGCCTTGGTGGTCTGGGCGCGCTTGGTGCGCAACTTGCGGCCTTGTCGTACGGACATCAAAAACCCAGCGAAGCGGCGGGCAACATTATTAACATTGCCGCAGAATCTTTCTTGCCGATCACCCCGTCGCACATCAATCCGACCGACAATTTGTTCGCGTTCATGCTCGACACGGTCACGCCTAGCGGCTTGCGTCCGTGGGTAGAGTACGCCATGAACCGCGACGATATGGGCAATGAAATCTTTAACGCACGGCAAGGCAAGTACAGCGATGTGTTTACCGGCGGTGACCACATCCCGCAAGGCTATAAAGACATTGCTCGTATGCTCTATCGGTTGACGGACTACAAGTTAGAAGTTAGCCCGAACACCTTGTACTTCTTCGCGACGCACTACTTCGACGCCATTGGGCGCATTGCCAACATGGGTTATGACCTGAAGTTGATGGCGGATGGGAACAAGCACTTCGACTACAAACACGACCTCCCGCTTACGGATAGTTTCGTGGGTACGTACTCCAACGTGGACGCTCGGCAGTGGCAAGAGATCCAGAAACAATTGGATGAGAAGTCCCGAACGTTAAACACGTTGAAGAAGACGGACTCGGATGCTTACGTGAAATATATGATGGAGCATCCAACGGAGCAGTTCTTAGTCAACAATTATCATCATATGGCGAATGCTCAGTTAAAAGAGTTAGCGGCACGACGTTTGTCCATTCAATTGGCACCGGATGAACAGATACCGCCATTGCAGCGCGAAGAGATCGTTAAGGAGATCCGTTTACATGAGAACGCGATCAAATCCAATCTCATCGCGCGATACCATGAAATGGGTATCGATCCTTAACGGATACGCCATACCCGTACTCCAAGGTAGCCGTCTTTCGTAGTGGTGAGGGCTTTAACCTTCACCCCGGCTACCTTGGAGCGTGTGTCAATGACGTAGATCATTTGAGCGGGTTGAAGCGTTGGTATAAAAAAACTCTCACCCACGTCCAACGCTTCAAACGGCAGGAGCCAATTTGGCTCTTGAAACTCATTCAGTTCCATCGGACTTCTGCAAATCGCTCAAGAGCGCCGGGGCGAACTCTATGCAGTTTACCGCCGGGGAAGACCCAGTTCCTGACTTCCACCCCGTACCCAAGCGCATCTTCTTGATCCCCCGGCACATGCCATCCTTCTCCATCGCGGTGAAGAACTCGTCCTCGCTGACTTGCTTGCTCGACAAGAACTTCTTGAACGCCGACGATAGATAGAATATTCCTTTATCAGTCTCAATACGACCTATCAACTCGTTCCTCGGTTCTTGCACGACGCGCTGCTCTTCCGTATTGATGATGAGGAACTTATCGATGTTCCGCAGGTAGTACTCGCCGATCAATGGCGGGTAGTCGAACGTCTCCAACTTCACAACCTTATCCCGAATGCGAATCATCTCAAGGATGACGCCGTTGAAAATTCGATCCAGATCAAACTCAAAGATCTTAGCCTCGTTCGCTAACTCACCTGCCGCCAGACACGCGGTGAGGATGTCGCCGTAGAATCGATACGCAATGCTCTTGGAGAAACTCTTAGAGAATTTGTCCATGTAGTAGTCCAACAACTTCTGGATCTTTTTGTCGCCTACCTTAAAGACCTGCTTGATGAACTCAGGCCCTGCCCATCCGTAGTTCGCCATCAAGATGCCCATGTCTCGACGCCCGACCTCACTGTCTTCCCACAGTTTGGGGCGTGGCAGATTGAGTTGAATCAGACGCGCCATCTCTCCGGTTGGCTTGTCTTTGAGTTCAAGCAGGATCTCGTGATAGTCACGGTTGCCTGTCAGGATGGATAGGGTCGCTGCCGGGAGTTGCAACTCACGCTCCGCATCAATGGAGTGCTGTAAACGGATCTTGCCGCTGCCCTGTGAGATCTGATGAATCATATACGACAGCGCTTTGGAGTCGATGTTGCCGGTCTCGTCGAGTCCCAATGGCATGTTCTTCAAAGACAGATAGCGCTGCATCAGGCCCATCTGTGTCGATCCCGTGCCTTCCACGATGCTCTGCCGCTTAGGATGGCCCCAGATACCCAACGCTGCGTAGAGCGTCGCGGACTTGCCGTGGCCTGTTCCGGCGCTGACCAGACCAATGGTGCCACCCGGACTCGCGGTATAGCGCATCAAAGACGCACCCAATCCTGCTAACGGACCGGCGAAAGCGTGAATTTCAAATCCCGGTTCGTTGAAGACTTTAATACCTGACTGCCATTCCTCGTAACTGCCTTCACGACGAAACAGTTTTGAGATGCCGTGAATGGCTACAGAGGTTGCCGCAGCGCGCTCTGATCCGTCGGGGCGAATCTCAATGTTGCCCACAATGAATGCGTCGCACTTCTCGGACCAACCCATTTGCATACGCATGATTTCCGCCGCCTCTTTCTCTTGCAGGTAGATCGTCCACTTCTTCAAATATGCCAACACCAACTTGGCATGACCGGGGTTCTCTATGATCTCTCCGGCAATACCCATCACGCGGGTCAACTCTGCCAGCGACGCAATGTGCTTCATCGGCAATGGGAATTCTAACGGTTCGTCTCTCGGCTTCAGTTGCCGCATCACGAGCATTTCACCGTCCGGCCCACCCACCACGCGCTTGATTGGGAACATGTCATGGTGCAAGACGCAGGTCGTCGACTCTATGGAATTACCGTCATCGTCTTCTTCACTTGAGGTGTAATAGATGCCTCCGTTCTTGCCTCGGCTAAACGGGAAGAGTGATTTCGGAAAGAGAGGAATTGCTTTGGGATCCTCTTCGATCCAAACTGCGTCCGTTTCAGTGGCTTCTTCTGCATACGGGGCTACCTGAACCTTTGCGCCTATTTCGATGGGCGACGTGATTTTGAGTTTGCAGTCCTTGCAGTACTGCGGATAGTTAGAGCGGAACCAATTGCAGGTTCGCGGCCCTTTCCATTCTGCTGATGCCTTGGCTTCCGTTGCTTCCCAGTTGTACTGCGGATGGTCTTCAGAAAGCGCGTGGATGGCTATGTCACGGTCTTCGCACTTATTCGCGATAGACAGTCCGGCAGTCCACAGGTCATATCCCAAAGTCTTGGCGTTGAGAAGCATGTTGCGAATCTGTCCACACCCATGCCCTTCCGCAGTCTTTTCTACAATCAGTTCAAAACTAGACGCGCGGTTCTTGAAAATCGCGGTATCGTCATCTAGACCTTTCTCTACTGATGCTAGGACATGATTAATTTCGGGGGTGGTTTGATCAACTTCGACTTCGCCTAGAAGATTCTTAAAGTTGTCAAAGTCAAACTGATAAAAGTGACACGACTCGACCGCAGTAAGAACGTGTGGCGTGTGTTTGTAATTAAAGGTGTTGGGGCAACGCATTACGCGCGCTGCGTCGGCAGTCACCGTCTTGTCGATCAACAGCCCGTTGTCTACGCAGAACGCTTTGAACTTCTCCGCGTATACCTTCCACTCAGCCGTCGGTACGTCTTCAGTAAAAGGCCACCACACCTGAATACCAGTGCCTGAATTAACCACGTATGGCGGCGGTATCTCGGTCTTGTCAAGGAAGTCACGCAGACCGGTGCGCGCGGATTCTTGTGTCGGGTATTTGTTTTCTTCCGGACCTACGTCCAGATCCACAAAGAACGCGCGAGACCATTGCGCGTTGTCTGCTTTGCGGCTGTAGTCTTTGAATGTGTTAGCGGCTATGTAGATGCTATAAGAATCGTCTTTGAACGTTTGGATTTCATGGAGTACGCCGTCGAGTGTCTCTGCGAACCGATTGAACGCCCTGCCGTTCCTGATCCCGGTTACACAATAGACACCCTGCGACGGTAGGATTTTCTCGTAGAATTGTTTTTCCATAATACCGTTTCGCAGAGAAAAAAAGGGCGGGGGTCGCGCATCCGACACCCCGCCAACTTCAATCAAATATTAAATTTTTACGCCAAGCATCTCTTCAATATAAGCCTTCGCATCAGGCATGTTGCGCGCCGGAAGCCGCCCCATGCTCATGTCTTCTTGTACGATCTTCATGAAGGCCTCGACGATTCGACGCTTCTTCTCCCGAACACCCTGACCGCGAAACCAACTATAGACTGTGGTTGGCGTTGTCTCCAACGCCACTGCCACATAGGTAGCAGGTAGATTTGTCTTGACGCAGAGTCGTGCCAACTCTACGCCAAGACTATCTACGGTCTGCTTGTTGAGTTCTAATAAGAACTTTTCGCTGTAAGAGCGTGGCATAAACTTACTTCTTCTTGCCCCACTTCTTCAAGACATCCGACATGTCCGACTCAGCAGGAGCCTCAGTCGCCTTCGGTGTATCACGCGCCACAGGCTCAGAAATGACAACGTCTTCTTCGCGCTGCGGTGCAGCAGCAAACGGCATCGGCTCCATGCCTTCACCTTTGCCTTTGTCCTGCTGAAACACCGTCATCTTCACAGCGTGGGTCGCAGCAGCGCTCAAGCCCTGATCGCGGATGGTCTCCAGATGCTCAGTCGGCACCGCAGCGGCAGCGGAGAAGAGCAACTTCGGAACAGGCGAGTTCGTATCGAACTGCATGCGAGTGATGACTCGACCTGCGCTAACATTATTATTAGCCAACATCTGCACGTAGGACTTGAACGGATACTTGCCGTTCTCTTCCTTACCGAACACAGACGTCGCCGGAAGAACCAACTGCATGACATCGCCATCCGGATCGTTAGGCAACACCACAGCGGTGCGCCACGACAGACGGCAAGCGGTGCCCTGACCCGTGTAGCCCGAACCTTTCACGCTGAACTGGCACTGATCACACGCAGACGCTTGCGGCGTCTTGCACTCAGGATCCGGCACCTTGCTATTGTTCGACCAACACGTCGGCGATACCTTCGCGCCTTCCTGATAGCCCTGCGTGTACAACGTACGCGCGGGGTTGTGCGCCATCTTTACAAAGATGATGTTCATGTGGCGGTCTTCGATAGCAGCGACCTGCTTACCGCCCGACATCTTGCGGAACACGCCGCCCTTGATAGAGATGCGCTTATTGAAGTTGCTGTTACCCACAACGGCGCGGGTGTCATCGTCAAGCCCCGTCACAACAACGGCCTGACTCTGGATCGCTTTGATTACATCGTAACTCATGATTACTCCTGAATGGATTCTTTAGAGGACTTGCGAATGCTGACAGCAAACTCGCGCATCACATTTACACCGGGGGGAAGACCATCGCCATTATGCTCAGACAAGAACTGTTTAAAATTACTCTGGTGGATGCGCTTCTCAAAGAGGTCAACGGCTTGATGCTCAAGCACGAACGCCTTAAAGCCATCCCAATCATTGCAGATGTAACGTTCATTCAGTTTGCGGATCACAGTACCGAACTTGGTGTTCAGACTGTTGACCTTAACTTTATTGCAGACCTCAAGCAACGCTGCTTCGATCTGCGCCATATCGGATTTGAGGGAGACCATTGCAGCCTCGTGTGCCTTTTCTAAACGATCACGCTCAGTGCGTATCGTCAGATAGACTTCTACTAACTCTTCTACGTTCACGTCGCTCATACTTCATTCAACTCCTGTTTATACAGATCAACTAAACTCAGATGTGAATCAACTTTACCTTGCAGCATCTTGTACACACGCCGCTCAGTCTCCGTACTCTCAAGATGCACAACGGTCATCTTGTTCTTCTGCCCCACACGATCAATACGCGCTACACACTGCATATACGTTTCTACACTCATCACAGGCGACCAGAATATAACTGTGTCTGCCGCCGTCAACGTAACGCCGTGAGATGCTGACTGCGGTTGAATCACCAACACTTTCGGATCCGGATGGGACTGAAAGTTCTTGATGATGTCCGCACGATTCTTCGCCGTTACATCGCCCTTGATCACATCATTCGTATAGCCTTCGGCATGCAAGAACTCAGTGATGGGATGGATAGTATGAAGGTAGGGAACGAATACTACAACCTTGTTTGTGGTCTCTTCTAACACTTCTTTCAATGCATTGAGACGCGGCTTGATGTCGAAATCAATCACATTGTGATTGTTCGTATAGACCGCACCACCACTGATCTGTAGCAGTTTGCTCATGCCCGCCGCTGCATTCACAGCGCTGATCTGTTCACCGGCTGCTTCAATCAAGAACTGTTTCTTTAATAGACGATAGTAGTGAGCCACCTGTGGCGTGACTGGAACTTCTCTTGTCTGATAGGTCACTGACGGGAGATCCAAGCACTCGGCCTTAGTGAAACGTATCGCAGGTTGCAACGCAGCAAACACAGTCTTTTGCGCAGTCGGCTTCGGGTTCCACTTAAACTTAGTCACCGGATACATCACACGATCACGCCACGCGGTTACGTACTTCGGCACACGCCACGGCGAGATCAAACGCGCCAAGCCGAATGCATCGACAGGAGATTGGGATGCCGGAGTACCCGTCATCATCCACAAGCGTGTCGATGGCAGCACTAACTTAGACAGCGTCTTCCATCGCTTTGTCGTAGAAGTTTTATAAGCGTTGGCTTCATCAATGATGATCAGATCGAACTGTGCGTTATACACTTCCTGCGCCACGGTATTGAGACCATCGTAGTTGATGATCACGAACTCGTACGGCCCGTTGATCACCTTCAGACGTTTGTCTTTATCTCCGTAGGCCACTGTGCAACTACGATGCATCGCGGTCTTGAACACATCATCGCGCCAAGCGCTGTACATGATAGACAATGGACAGACGATCAGAACGCGCTTTACGCGCTTCATGTTCATCAGATAGTCCGCAGCCCATATCGCTGCTGATGTCTTGCCTGTACCTGCCTCGTTGAAGCAGAACGCGCGTCCACGCAGGCTCAAGAATGACGCAGTGGTCTTCTGGTGTTCGAACGGCGTATAGATCCCGGGCCACGCATAGTCACGCAGCATCGGCGACGGGATCTGAGGCAGTGCAGAATTAGGCTGCTCTGCATCGATCAATGCGGCAAGGGTCTCGGCCTCGCTCTGTTCCCAGTTCACCAGAACTGATGTCTGATGCTTATGACTCTTCTCTATGTTCTTGATAACTGCTTCGGTCAGACTGTACGGCAACTGTAACTGTAGGGCTACTTCATCGATGACTTGCATAAACTCTCACTTCATTGAACTGTCGCTGTTCCGTTTGAATGAACGGTTCTTGTGCGGCGACTCTAAACGAACGCCGTCTTTATTGGAACCGCCTTTGCTCAACGCTTTGACGTGAGCAACGTCTTTACCTTTACGGCTAATGCCTTTCTTATCTATCGCATTGCGCGCACGTTGGCGCTCCATGCGATCCTCGTGTTCGCCTCGTGCAAGTTGCATCTGATACTCGTGCTTGTACGGGCGTTTCTTGTTGACGTAAGTACCCATCATCGCTCCTTATGAAATTCACAGGCGGTGACCGGACACCATCCACACAATGGCGTGGGGTTCACGGGCCACCAATTGGTTTGAACGCTGTGTTCAAGACGCTTCAATTCCGGTTCGAACGCGCCCCACAACGGCTGACCTCGGGTGTACTCTTCCTTTATGAAACTATTATATGCAACGAACAACAGACCGGCGTGGACTCGCTGAACATCTTTAAAGTGCGCGAACGTCATCAACGCCATCAGTTTGAGTTGCTTCGTGTCGGGATACTTGTTGCTCCCGGTCTTGTAGTCGACGATGTAGGCAGTGTCTTCATCGATGACCATGAAGTCGACGATGCCACGTACCCAATAGTCGGGCGAATCAAACTCACAAGCGAGTTTGTCTGCACTGAGCGCCATTTTGTATTCGAGGTATCGTTCACCGGGAATCTCCAATAAGGCGTCGATCAGCGGCTTGAATTTCTGATAGAACTTTGGCAACTCGGTGCCATCGCGCGCGTAATCTTCCAACGCTTTGTGAACGTCGGTTCCATACTGCATCTGCTGTGAAACTTTTACCTCGTAGTTCTTGAGATTCTTCACCTCGTTGAACTGACGTGGACAGTTCCCATACTGCTTCAAGCCGCTGAATGACCACTTAATCATTATTCCTCTTCTTTCGGCTTGCCCAGTTTGATGAACACCGGAGTGTTTCTTCCGGCCCATGCCCCGGTGACGTTGAAGTCCATCCACTCAACGGCCTCGTCATGAGACATCTTATCGCGCTGCGTTAGGATGCTAACGCACTTGTCCCAATCGTAAACCGCCAACTGTGTGTTGAACTGATAGCCCACACCAATCAGCGCGTCTTCAAAGCCGTTCGCGTACAGCGCTTCCATTAACAGTCTCCGTAAGATTTACCCCACTTCGCCTCGCAAGCAATGGGTAAACCCTCTGCCCAATCCGGCGGCGTCGACATGCACAAGATGACATATTCTAGCGCGGACTCCAACTGATCATCGGGAACTACTGCGACGGCGGCGTCATGTACGGTCAGGGCGATTGTGTACCGCTCGGCGATCTTCAGCATCTGTTCGCCTACGATAATTCTAGCCAGACCCTGCACGACGTTCTCGACGACGCCGCCGCCCCAAATATTCACAGGCCCACGGCGAGAGTCATAGATCATCTTCTCCTCGTGCATTCGCAGTCGCGGGTAACGGATGTACAGGCCGTTGGGTAATTGAATGCCAATGCCTCCATCCACCCAGACAGGCGAGACGCCATCGGACGTCTTAACGCCTAACCGGAATGTCCCGTTCTTATGCATGAGAGTGCGCAACGCATTCTCCGCATCGCGCCACAAGTCCGTAATGTATGAGTTGTCTTCTCGATACATGCTCACGATGTCTTTGCACTTCTCGACTGTCAGTTCCGCGCCGCCCAGTTTCAGCGTGTGCTGTAACTTGATCGCGCCCGTGCCATAGCCCAGACCCAAGATGCAGGTCTTGCCAACGAAACGTTCCACAGGATCTGCTTTCGTTATCTGTCGCCTAAAAATCTTTGTAGCGAATTCGCAATAGACGTCCTGCTTCTCGCGGAACTTCTTTACCAGATCCTTTTGCCCCGACAACCATGCAAGCACACGCGCTTCAATCTGCGAGGAGTCACAGTTGATGATCGTGTGCCCGGGCGGGGCAATGATCGCGTTCTTCAGAGTTTTCTTGGCTTTATCACGGCTCGGAAGATTTTGAAAATTGACGCTATCAAGGCCACTCCAACGCCCAGTATGAGCGCCGTAATAACGCAGAGGGACAGGAAGATACCCGCGATTGCGGCCCCCAATCCCAATAAAACGTCCAATACGACTCTCCTCCAGTGTTGACTTAGTTCCAAGACGAACTCCGCATAACTGCTGAATAACTGGATTGTCATGCTCTTGAAGGTCAATGAATCCTTGGTCGGTTTTTGCGAGTGCATACGTGTTCTTGCCTGTAGTAGGGCTGACTTTAGTAGGAGGCTCAACGCCAAACGACCGCAGTACATCAGCGAACTGCTTGTTACTCGCCAGTTTCTGACGGACGATTTCGGTGTCCTCAGTATCTAGAATTATCTTAAGCGTGTTCAGCAGGTCTTGCTTTTGTTCGCGGACTTGCTCAAGTCTTTCGACAAGGAGCGCATCGTCGACTTGGAGTGTCGGCTCGGTGTACATACGTACTGTGAGGTCGATGAGTTTGTATTCAGAATCAGGGAAGGCTTGTGAAAGACACCCGAACAATCGGTGAGTGAGATCAACATCATTCCGGCAATACAGACCATACCGCTCAAGAGAAACTTGATCGAAATCCACACGACGTTTGCCAAGAGCATTAATAACTTCATCGCCTTTTTCCCCTATGCCGTAACGCAATGCCAGTGCTTTGAGGCTTCCACCCGCCTCGACACCATGGATCGCGCGCGCCATCGACAACGTATCGAACCAGAACCCCGGCTTGATGCCGTAGCGCCACGACAGGATCGCGCCGTCGAATAGAGTGTTATGGCAGAGGATGGCGCAGTCAGACGCAACCACTTGCAGTTCTTCCATCTCGTCGTTGAACTCTTCCGTCCCTGCTACAAGCCATTTCGTATGGTTGTCATCCCACTTGATACCCACGCCGATCACTTCAAAGCGTGGGTCGTTGACGTACTCTTCCGTGGTCATCTTCGACAGGCTGTAGTCCTTGTCGTAGTACGTTTCAAAGTCAATGGTGATGATGCTCATGGCTTCTTCTCCTTGGCTAAACAATCTGCGCACTTGAACCGCTGCGGGTGGTTATAGCCACCCAACAGCGGCTTACTCTGCTTGCAGGTCTTGCACGTCCGCATGATCCAATTCTTATTCATACTGTTGGCGCTAGGTCAGCCAACTTTTCCACATCCGCTTCAGTTGGGTGTTGAAAGCCGCTAATACGGCTGTAATGCTCAATGAGGTAGTCAAGATCGTTGTGTACTTTGATTGCAGCATCTTCTTCGTCATCTGCGAACACGTAGACCCGCGCGGTCACGCAATACCGTTTCTCGTCCATCTCACGTCCTCCATTTCATACCGCAATCGTTCGCCATCCGTATAGACAAGAGCGTGATCAGTAGTTTAATGAACTGCTCATCCGTGGTTGTCGTCATGACTGTTTCCTCATTAGATTCTTGATCACATCTTCCAAGCCGATCACCTTGTCGCGTTCCTGTTGCAACGTGCGCAGCAATCGATCGCGCTCAATTCTAAAGCGTTCGATGTCACGATGCGCAACGGCTAACGCTTCACGCAGCCGCATGAGATCGCCCATCGCGCGTATCTCTTGCTTGAGTTCTTCCACCCAGACAGGCGGAGGCAGTACAGGCGCGGTCATCTCCCGCTCCAAGTCCTGTATCTGCCCCTGCTTCGATCCCTTACCGCTTAGGGTAAACATCGTCATCTCCATACGTTATGTACATGAACGCCACAAGCAATGCTGCGTAGCCCCAATGACCTGTCACCAATAGACAGGTCAATAAGATGACGAATGCCGCGCCCATTAGAGGATCAAACTCGTTTGCTCTGGCTCATTCGCCGTGTCAGGCTGCGACGGCGCTTCGATGGTCGGGATCTCCTGCCAACGCGCGTTGCCCGTCTGCTGAAAGCCCTGCGGACTGTTGTAGCCTTCGACCCACAATTGGCAAAGCAGAGCGTTGCCGTTGTGCTGTTTGATCCACGCGATCTGTGCAGTGGGTTGCCACTGCGTGAAATTACTCATGAATTAAACCCCGCGAGTGCTGCGCGTAGCGCTTCGATCTTCTTGTTATCCAGTTCAATCTTAGACAACGCAGTGTCGAGTTCAGCGAGGCAGTCGAGTGCCTCTTGGACTTTCGCTCTCGCCATCTGGATTGGAGACATGGGCTTGATATCTTCGACTGTAGTTACGACGGACTTCACTGTTTCTTCCTCAACTATGGTAAATGGATATTCTGATTGACCGGAATCGTCGCCATCGGACTCTGCGTCCAACTGTTCCAACGCCTCCTTCAGTCGATTCTTGGGCTTTACTTCAGGGTCAAATGACACGCCAATCTTTTTAAGATTGGAGACTGCGTTACGGTATGCATGTGGATCGCCGCAGCGACGCAGGTGAACCATTCCTTTACCGTCTTTGGCATACACGGTAGCAGTGCTGTTGTCTCTGTTGGGTGACCAACGAAACCCCTGATCTCCCGCAATGCGCAGGAGATCATTGATGTTACCTTGTAGACTCATTTTACCCATAGCGGCTGATCTCCCGGGCGAGATACCACTGCGCTTTCTTCAGATCTTCAAGACCGTTCTTACCAACGTGACGCAGTACGTACTTGATCACGTTGCCCAAACGATAGTTGAGATCAAACGCTTCGATGACATCCACCGCTTCGATGCCGTTACGCTTGTAATGATCCGGGTTGATCGGATCAGAGATGACAAAGTACGGTGGCTCAACCGGAAACGGTTCTGCCTGAGCAAGTAGTTCAGAGATATTAGTCTTCTCGGCGTACAGCGGCTCCTGCAAGGCGTGCATCATTGCCGACTTCGTTACTTCTAAATGCTTCGTCATCGTGTCGAGATACTTATCCCCAACCTTCTTGTCAGACTCTTCGCGCATCTTGCGGTGGATCTGATAGACCAATGCTTTGGTGCAGCCTACCTTCTTCACGATGGTGTCTGCCGTAAGATCTTTCTTGAGCAGTTCACGCACTTGTACTGACTTGTTCAACTTCTTCTTCACCACTTTTCCAACTCCTTGCGTAGGTTGTCTACGTTTGTTTCATCGATCACGAATGAACGCCCACCTGCTTTACGAATCTCACTCATGTGATGCAGTTGCAAAGCCGTGGGCTTGTTCCCGTTTGCCTTCACTTCTATACCAAAGAATGCGCCCTGAAAACAAACCAAAAAATCGGGGACGCCTGAGTTGCCAAAACCAGTGCCTAACGGCATGGCGTAGTACGCTCCCATGTCCATTAGAATCTTTTTAACCTTTGCCTTCACCTTTGATTCCGGTGTAGTGCTTCCCATTACTCTCTCCTCGCATCTCGTCTATTAACCAACCGGGAAGAACTACGGTATAGATATGCTCGCTGACACGCCACCCTATTTCATCGTAGGACTCTGGGTAATGATGATTCCTATACACATGCTCGTTCGCAATGAAATGATCCCCCGCATTATTCATCGCTGAATGTTGCGGCACAGTAAAGATCAGGGCCAGTTTCCGCTTAATCTGTTTGGGGAGTGTCGTAGGAGTGTAGAGCCGCTTGTGCCCTATACCGACGTACGCAATCACATGTCCAGATACTCCATTATCGTCCGTATAGATCCAAAGAGGTACACGCCACAGATCACTCATGCCCACCCAATTCATATTGAGTGGGGCGAGAGTGTCCAAAAACTTTTCCAGTTTCATAGAGATTACTTGTCGAACATGAACCATTGGTGCGTATCAGAGTAATCGCCTTGTCGCCATGCCACAGTGCCCGTCTCCGGGTAGAGCGTCAATTCACCAACGTTCGGTATGAAACCGTCCGCATCGCGCGGCACCTGATGCTCGCGACTCAACTTGAGCATGGTTAACGTACCCTTGACACGTCGGCCCGTTGCATTGGCGATCCAGTTATCTAACTCATCAATGGTGTTGAAGCACTGAAACGGAAACGTGATGCCTGAATTCTGGTGAATGTAATTCGTCTGATTCTTACGTATCGCATCGATGTGTTCCGACAAGTCGATTCCACCAAAGTACCACCGCTCGCTATGACCTATCTTGGAATGCAGGATGAGGTACTTATCTCCGGCAAGATAATTCTCAACGGTCTTGACGTACTCATTGAACTTGGCATCGCGCGTCTCGTAGAAGTTCATCAACGCTTCGATGTCTCGCAGCGGCTCCTTGGGCACCGCAATGCGTTGCGCTCCGCCCACAGCCATCCGCACGGCCCACTGCTGCGCAACGTAATCCAGTTCGAACGTACTCGCAGTCTCAGTCGGCTTGAATTTCTCGGTCATCTTGCTCGCCAACCGCCACATGCCAACCCGGATGAATGAGTCAACGTCCTTGATCGAATCCTTGATCCTCTGTGAGCCAGAGTTATCACTACCCAGACGACGCAAGACGTATCGAAGGTTCTTGCTTTCGATCACATCGTTGAAGTGCCCACGGGGCCAGATAAGCGGCTCGACAGGAGTCTGGATCTTGACCGAATCATTCTGCACGGCGACGCGCAACGCACACGCGCCGGACGCCGCGCTGAAATAAGCGTAGTGCTTACGATAGGGATTCATCCCTGCCACATCGACGGCGCTGCACGTCAGCCCCGCCGTGAACTCGTAGCCCTTGAGGGCTACGATCATGGGCCACACAGGAGACCTTTTGACCTCCTGCATCTGCTCTTCAGTGAACATGCGAGGATAGAAATACTTGGACAGACTCATGGCTTACTCCTTACTTGAACTTGACTGACTTGCCGACAGGCGGCTTAAAAGAATCATTACCCTTGACAACCCAAAGGGCCGGTATGCGGGCATCCCATTTCACGTCCGGTTCGACGTACCCATCGGTGAACACGACCATGCAATCGGCGGTCATGCGCTGCGCAGTCAGGTAGTCGCTGACGCAGCCCACGCGCGTACCGCCGCCGCCCTGCGGCTTGAGGACATCGGCGAGGTTGCTATAGTTGTCGTACAGCACCTGCTCACCGTGCACGTCGGTGTCCCACCACAACACGACCACCTCCTCCGGACGCACCTGCTCACAAATCAATGCCAGTGATCCGCACACCCGGGAGATGTCATCCTGACGTATCGACCCCGACGTATCGATGGCGACGATCAGACGACCGATGCGCTCAGAGATTGTCGATGGCCTATACAAATCATCGGCGAGACGGCGAACGTTAAACCGACGGAACGAATACTCATCGCGCCCAGACATCGATTGCGTAACGAACTCCTGCATGACGTCGCGATAGTCTTCCTCCGGCTCCAACAGTTCCTTGATCGCGCGCGGCACATCAACGCCCATCGCACCTGCGATCAGCGCGGACTGCTGAATGGCCTGATCGATCTTGGCCTCCTGCTCCTTGATGTCATCGCCCTTGGCACCGCTGACCTTGCTCCAGTCGTGCTTGTCGCGCGGTGTGGTGTCGTACTGCTTGCCACCGATCTCGACCGACGATGACGGCTCCGACTGCCCCGGCTTAGGTTGCCCCGCGCCTTGGTTCTGGCCCTGACCCTTCTTGCCCGGGGCCGGATTGCCCTGCTGTTTGCCGTCCTTGTCCTGCCCCGTCTTCAAGAAGTTATATACCTGACGCACAGACCAATTGCGGAACTGCGGGTCGAGCAGCGGGTTCGGCCCCCACTTCACGAACGACGGATCCTGCATCCGAATCTGTTCGATCCAATCGTTGACCACATAGTCCGCCGCAGCGTTGGTCAACTGCGGGTCTTCCTTCCACAGGTCACGGTGACGTGGCAGGTGCTTGAGTACGACATGGAACGTCTCGTGAAGTACGACCTCGACGATCTGCTCAATGCTCAGGCTGTTCAGGTACTCCATCGCGTAATACTTGTTTACGCCATCGGTGTACGCCGTGGGGCATCCCGACTCAGCCGCAGTCACAACCTTCGACTCGCCCAACATCAACACACCTGCGTACAGGTACGTCAACTTGTGCTTCATGATGCGCAAGTGCGCGCGCTTGAGATTGGTCTCGGCTTGCTTCATCAGATCAACGGCGGCGGTCATAGCACCAACTCCTTCTGTTCGACTTTGATCTTGAACCCCAGAGCCTGAATGGTCTTGAGATCCATACGCTTCAGCGTCTTGGTTCCAGTCAACTGGGTGAAACGGAAAGCGGTCTCGTTGACGGGGTAGAAATGTTCTACCCCATACACACTCCGCGACTCGATGATTACTGTGTCCATTACATCAACACCTCGTAGTTGTCCTCAGACCACTTGGCGATCTGCGCATTGCGCATCGCCATGCGAGCGGTGCGTGGCGACTGCACAAGCATCGTGAAGAACACACCCTGAATCTCAATCGACTGGATGCGATTGGCCCACTGCATGAAGCCCGACAACTCGTCCTGCGTCTCCAACATGTCGACCGCATTGAACAGGGTCATCAGCAACGCACCTGCGTTGTCCGGCACCGCGACGGTCGGATCCTTGAGGATCTTCTCGACCGGGATGATGTCCTTCTCCATCTGGATGAACGTCGACATCATCTGACCCGCAGCGTCACCCAACAGGCCGTGCAGACCGTCCGTGACCAGATCGTCCCCAAGGAACGCGCGATCCCGAATGACCTCGTCAGCCAACGCGAGCGAGCGAGGCGACACGAACTGCGTCTGACCTGCACGGCGCGGGTTGAAGATGTACGGGTTATCGTCCTGACCCTCGTCGAGGTACGACGCCATCATGCGAGTGTTCATCGCCACGCAAGAGCGCGTGATGACGCTGATGCCGTTCTCACCTGCCCACAGGTTCCACTCCTTGGCGGTGCACTTGCGCATCTTGAGCCGCATCAAGCGGTTGGCAGAGTGCGCTTCGATGGTGTCGTTCACACCGTCCGACGCATGGTTGGACGTCGCGAACACGATGCTCCCGGGCGGCAGCGCCACGTCGCCAATGATTCTCTCAAGCGTCAAGCGAGTGAACATCTTCTTGAGCAAGCGGTCAGTCTTCAGATACTCGTCGAGCATCAGGACGATGGCCTTGCCCGATCCCAACTTGAGCCGCGCGCTGATGTACGTGACCAGTGCCTTCTCGTCATGGACGGGGATGTCCATCGCGAGCGCGCCCTCAAGGATCGTGGGGCAGTCGAGGTATACGTACTCGTACGCATCGCCCATCTGCTTCTCAAGCGCCTTGAGGATGCTCGACTTGCCTGTCCCCGGCTCGCCTTCGATGAGGACGGTGACGCGCTTGCCGATGCGCTGAATCATCTTGATGCAACCCGCCATCGACGTGAAACGGGTGAACTTAACGGTACTCATTTGAACTTCTCCTAACTGATATGAACTGACTGGGTACTCTTACACACGGAACTTCGACAGGATGTCGGACACCTCCTCGTGCACCTGCGCGCGCAACGTGACCGACTCCTTCAGGGCCGGGACGCTCATGTCACGTAGAACATTCTCAAGCGACGTGCGAGTGTCGATCAGGTTGGACGGCAGTGCATCCGCCATCGCCCCAATCGTGTCGCACATCTCCAACGCCTTGGTGATCGTGTCCTCGTACAACTTCCGCTTGGTCACCTTGACCTCGCCGTTGTCACCCACGGTGGTCACGACCTCGCAGCAGTGGGCTATGGACTTCATCACCTCCGCAAGCCCTGCGCTCATGTCCTCGACGATGTTGTCGAGCATCTGGCGGGTGCGCTTCTGGTAGTGGGCGCGCTCGTCCTCGACCGCTTCCATCGCAATGCGAGTGCGGAAGTCATCCAACGGCACGTCCATCACGGTCATCTCCGCGCTGAACGCGCGACGCGCGCGCAACTCCGCCACGGTCGGGTAATCGTTCGCGTTGTACAGATCGCCCTGCGCAGTCACGGCCTTGTTCGCGACAAGGAACGGATACGCATCGTAGAACTCCTCCTCCAACTTGGCAGTGCGCTCCGCATGCACCGCCCAATCCTTGCGAACGCGCAGCATCCGATTGATCGGCACCAACTTGAGCGAGCCGCACCACTCGTACGACACGACGTTCAGCCAGTTGTAGATCGTCTGGCGGTTGTTGATCAGCGCGCGGTGTTCGGCACACCCTGCGAGCAACTTCTTGACCGTCGCAACGGCGTCGCGGTCAGCGTTGTTCTCAGCAGCCACCTTGTCGCTCAGGCGCTTGTCGGTGCGGGTGCCCGTCCAGACGCTGATGTCGACGGCAATGAGCCGCGCGGATGAGGCAAGCGACGTCACATGCTTGCTCGGTTCGATGGTAATCGTCATTACAAATACTCCTAAATGACTGTCTGCGTTAGGGTGCTAACGCACCGTTAAAAACTTCAATTCACTTGGGACGCACGTCGCCCACGTCAGATAGTATAACCTTTCTTGATGTATTAGTCAACCCATGCCCGGAACCCCGCGCGCGACAAAAACCAGTGCCTACCCTTTTCGGCGCGCGCGTGTAGAAGTTGGCCCGTCGAGTGCGGCTCATTGCCGCACCCGCTTCATAAGAAATTCAAAGGCCGCTACGTACGCCACGATCACCGCCACGCCCACGACAAACAGCATGGCTCCGATGATGATCAGGTCAGCCAACGCAATGAATATTTCGCTCATGATCAACCCTCCAATGTGCGACCCGGGCGGGTCAGTTGCTTCAGCATCGTCCGGTCCGTGACCGGGACATAGTTACTCTTATGCATGGGCACGATGGTGTGCTTGACCGCGCGCGCAGCGCGCTCGCGCTCTGCCATGTGTGCCATGTAGTCCTCGCAGCACATGCACTCCCCGCAGCCGCAGGTTCGCCCCACGGCGATACGCTCCGCCAGTCGGGCCTGTTCGCGCGCAAGATTGATCATTTGAGATTCTCCTTGCTCACGTACATGGTCATGAACTTGAACGGTATGTCGCGAGTCTTCACTTTGTTCGTTCCTGCGATCTCGTCAAAGATTGACGGCGGTTGCGGCTCGTCTCCGCACGGGGCATTGATGTGGGCCTGATCGCGCTCCCATCGGTTCACCTGCGCCATGTCGCGGAAGTGTTCGAGCGCGCGTTCCAGTTGATCAATGCGGTGTTGCATCTCGCACATGGCGAGGTCACGGTCTTTGCTGTAGGTCATTTAAGATTCTCCTTACGCTGCAAGTTTTTTGATGTTGGACATCACGGCAGTGCCGCCGTGGGCTTGAATGACAATCGAACCGTGGCGGTTCGTGGCCGTGCCATTGCATGCGGTGCATGCATCGCAGGTCATTTTCTTCCCGGCCTCTTCCGATGCGGGACAGATGGCCTCGCCTTTGATGCGCGCAACATGAGAGGGCAGGGCGACACGGAACGTGCGCCACCCATGACTCTGCGCAAGTGCGGCCTCTTCGATGTTGTCCACGGATGCCATGCAGATGCTGCGCAGGGCCGCGACGTCTGGAAACTGTTTCCATTGATGGGTGTAGCCCGTGTGGCCTACGGCATCCGCTAGCAGGTCATGCCATACCGTCAGAGGGACAGCCGCAGGATCCCCGTAGGTGCCGATGCGCACGAGACGGGCACGACCGATAGCGCGACGTTCAAAATTCGTCAGTGCATCAGGGTAACCGCCACGCATAAGAGTCTTGTAAACGACGAGAGGCCCTTGCCCCACATTCACGTAGCAGGTGCGGCCCTTGCCTGTGCCATCGCCCCGGTGTTTGCAATCCCCGCAGATGGATGCGTCATTGCCCGTCTTGATGGCATCCGTGGGTGTGATGTCCGCGCGCAAGATATGCGTCTGGATCATGTTGCCCGTCTTACGATTCTTGGATGTGATCTTGAGGCCGACTGCCACGACCACGATGGGTGAACCGTCGAGCATCGACGGGCCGCGATAGATGACACGACCGTTGGAACTATTCATAACTGACTCCTTACTGACTGGAGTGCGTTAGCACCCTAACGCACCTGAAAATTTTCAAACGACTGTGGGCGCACCTTGCCCACATCAACCATTATACTCTTAAATGACCCTTAGTCAATAGCGGGAAAGTTTTGTTCCCGGCTTGTTCCCGTTGTTCCCGAAAATGAACTTATGGAATGGAACAGAAATGGGCATGTTTTTGATGGGGCGAGAACAGGTAAGTTCTTGATGTGTATATATTATTTATTAGAAAGTTATAATATATATAGGGGTTTGTTCCCGTTGTTCCAGCATATTGAAAAATGAACACGGAAGGATTGCCGATTTTTCCTCAAAATGAGTTAGAAAATTTCTAAATTACGCTTGCTGTCCATTCGCGCGCGAATCGTCTTTTGGCTTCATTTTCGAAAAATGCGGGAACACGGGAACAAACCGTGTTTTTTCCAACGATTACAATGTCTTGGGTGTTCCTTTTAAAAAGAACAAAAGGAACAAAAAACGCCCTTGCGGGAACAAAACAGGTGCGTTAGGCACCTAACGCACTTCATTTATGGAGTTCCTAAACCATGCGGCTCACGCGCGCGACGCGCACGCCACGCGCGCACAAGTCACTGGTATTTTTTCTGGCGTAGCCAGAAAAAATATGATAGGCTGCTCCGCAGCCTATCACCGAATCGGACCGGCGGCGCGCCGCCGGATCGGACCCGGAGCGCGGACAAAAAAAAAGCCGGAGCGCCTTGCAGCGCTCCGGCTCAGTGATCGCAGCGCGATCAGTCGCGGTAATACGGACTATAGATTACATCGTGGTCCGCATGCGCGTTGGCGTCCTCCTCTTCCCATGCTAGGCGCATTGCGTCGCGGATCGCGGCAGCATTCCGCACCGCTTCACGCTCTGCCCTATCAAGCGCGACGTCACCGCCGATCCCGAACCCGAGCGCGCCGATACCAAAGAAGACCATAAGCAACGCATCATGCGCATGCATGAGCGCGCCGACAATCATTAGAAGAAGACCGCAAGCGGCGGTCACACCAAAGAAGATACGATTGGACATGATGTAGATTCCTTTACGTGATGTAGTAGAGCGGAGCGCCTCGCGGCGCTCCGCCGTTCGCCTTAGGCTTTCGCCTTGATACCCGTTGCGGCTCGCGCCGCGATCAGGTGATCTGCGACCGCTTGCGCAAGCGGAGCCTTGATCACCCTTGCCTTGACCGACGTATCAATCTGATCAATCACGTTATCGATCAGCGCCGCGAGCGCCGTGATGTTCAACGGCTTCGCCTTTGCGCGGGTCGCGGACTTATCCGCCTTTTCCTTTTCTGCCTGTACCCGCTCCGCTTCATCTGCGCTGTACAGCGCATCAACTTGCGCGCCCTTGCGCTGCGCGCGCCCGGCATCGAAGAACGATGAATACATTACGCGAACGCGACCATCGATCCGCTTGCGGAAAGCCGTCATGGCCTCCCACAGCGCCTTATCTTTCGTCTTCAAGTGCGCGATTGAAGTATGGGGAACGCATGCGGCAGTCGCCGATACCGTGACGTCGGCAGGTCGCGGATCATCCTTTGCCATGACCAGAAGCGCATCCTTTTCACCGCGACGGTAGCGGAGCGTCGGCTCAGTCGCGATGTACTGGTCGCGGATACCCGCACAGATTGCGTCGCGCGTCTCCGCCTTAACAAGCGCCGGGTCATTCGTGAAGTCAACGCCACCTAATTTTGCATAGGCGATAAACAAGGCACGTTCGACGCCTTGCGCGTGCATGCGCGATGCCGCGATAGCACCGAAGTCCTGCCATCCCTTGCAATCGCGGAGTTGATCCGCAATCGTGTCGAGAATCGCCTCATTCGACTTTAGTAGATGCGCCGTGCGCTCTGCGCGAGTCGACACTACCGAAACATCCGCCGGAGCGGTCTCAATGACCGCCGGAGCGGTCTCAATGACCGCCGGAGCGGTCGCCTTTTCAGACTTAGACATTACTGATTCCTCACTCATTCGCGGTAAGCGCCGCGCCGCTTCCCCTACTGGGGAGCCGCTAGATTACCACCGTCACCTAGGATTGCAATAGGTGATGCAATCTTTTTTCGAAGATTTTTTTAGTGCGTTAGCAGGCTAACGCGCCTGTTTTTTGTCGCAATCGCGGCGCAATCGCGACCGATTCTAAGGCGCTCTGCGCGGCGCGCCGCGCCGCCTATGTCATGGCATGGGCAAAAATAAAAACCGCTCATTCGGCTTCTCGCGCGGTCGATCCGCCGGACCCACCGGACCCACACCCCCCGATTTTTGCGTTGGAGTCCCGTAGCCGAGCCGCCGCTTGAATTCACACAAACAACGCCCTCTTTTTTCAAACTTCGTGGATGAGGCCCTCTTTTTTCAAACTTCGTCCGTTTACCCCCCTCGTACTCTCATTTTTGTGACCCGTTTCACGTTTATTTTGGGGCCATTACCCATCATCTAGGACTCTATTAGGAAACACCCCCCTTGATGGAACCTTAAGGTTCCCGTATAAGTCCCATATATCTTGGGGAGACCCATGCACATGTTGATTGACTGCGAACCGACCATTGAGTCAGACATCCCATTACCGAAGCGAGCAGCGGATGCCATGCCCGAGTTGAGTCCCGAAGAGGAACTCAACATGCGGGCGCGAACGATTAAACTCCTAGCCGATCTCAACGGGTCAGCGCTCTCTCCGGATGCCACTCATATAAAAGAGGCGGAGTCTTTGGCCCGTCAGATGATGACGGACCCGTCCGCTCGGCCCCAGTACGCCAAGTACCCGAACGAGACGATGGCTTATTTGGCGGGGATGATCGCCCAAACCAACTGCATGCTGGTCAACGAACTGTCTGACCTGAAACTCTACGTGGTCAACAAGTTGGTCTATGAGGTAGAACACGCACAGACGACGAAAGATCGTTTGACCGCCCTCAGAAGTTTGGGTGAGATCGACGGTGTCGACGCCTTTAAGAAGCGTTCAGAGACCACCGTGCTGGTAAAGCCCTTGGAAGAGGTCGAGAAAGAACTCCTCAGCGTACTCGACAACATCGAGTACACAGTTTTGGACTCCAACGAGAATGCAAATGCTGTCGATGAGGTCGACGAAGAAGTTGTAGACGACGATGGCATAGAAGACAGCCCAGATGAAGCCTAACGCTTCGGCAATATTGGCCCCGGGCTTGTCAGCATCGGACATCGCGAGGCTCCGTGCGGCCCTTCCGACCATGCCGGAGGCACAAAAGCGCAAAACGGCAGAGTTGTTGGTCAAGTATTACAAAGAAAAAGTCAAAAAAGTCGGAAAAGACGATTTTTTATCTTTTATCAAGCACGTTTACCCCGGTTACAAAGTCGGTCCGCACCATTATCGGCTTGCCAAGATCTTTGAAGACGTTGCCGCAGGGCAGAAAAAACGTGTGATCGTTAATATTGCCCCCCGTCATGGCAAGTCGGAGATGATTTCCTACCTTGCACCGGCATGGTTCTTGGGGAAATACCCCCAGAAAAAGGTCATCATGGCCTCTCACACTGCCGATTTGGCGGTCAATTTCGGTCGTCGGGTGCGAAATCTGGTCGGTTCCGACCTCTATAAAGACATTTTTCCGCAGGTGGAACTGCAAGCCGACAGTAAGTCGGCCTCGCGATGGGGGACGAACTTCAATGGAGAGTATTTCGCTATCGGTGTGGGCGGCGCTCTCGCTGGTCGGGGTGCTGATCTATTCATTATTGACGATCCGCACTCTGAACAGGATGCAAAACAAGGGTTGCCCCATGTGTTTGAACCGGCGTGGGAGTGGTTCCAGTCGGGTCCAATCCAACGTCTGATGCCCGGAGGCGCGATCATCGTCGTCATGACGCGGTGGTCGAAGGCGGATCTCACGGGGCAGATCATTGACCACATGGTCAAGAACGAGGACTCGGCGGAGTGGGAGGTGGTCGAGTTCCCCGCCATCCTGAACGATCAGCCGCTCTGGCCCGAGTTCTGGCCCTTGGAGGAGTTGCTCGCCAAGAAGGCCGACATGGACGTGCGGTACTGGCAAGCCCAGTACATGCAGCAGCCGACGTCCGAAGAGGGCGCGTTACTTAAAAGAGAGTGGTGGCAGATCTGGGAGGCGGAGTCCCCGCCCCAGTGCGAGTTCATCATCATGAGCCTCGACGCGGCCCAAGAGGCTAATAACCGAGCCGACTACAACGCGTTAACGGTCTGGGGCGTGTTCTTCAACGAAGAAACCAAGTCACGTAACATTATTCTACTCAATGCCATCAAGGAACGTCTAGAATTCCCCGAGTTGAAGGCGATGGTCTTAGAGCAGTACAACGAATGGAAGCCCGACTCTTTCATCGTTGAGAAGAAGTCTAACGGAGCGGCACTCTACCAAGAGATGCGCCGGATGGGCGTTCCACTCAGCGAGTTCACCCCCGGCAAAGGGCAGGACAAGATCAGCCGAGTCAACTCGGTGACGGACTTGTTCTCCTCGGGGATGGTGTGGGCACCCGACCGTCGTTGGGCGTTTGAGGTCATTGAAGAGTGTAACGACTTCCCGGCAGGGCGCAACGATGACTTGGTTGATAGTACCTCTCTTGCTCTTATGCGTTTTCGGCAGGGTGGCTTTATACGTCTACCTTCTGATGAGCCAGAGCCGATCCAATTATTCCGATCCCGCCGACGCGGAGGATATTACTAAATGAGTATCGACAAGTCCCTGTACGCCGCCCCGCAGGGGCTTGGCGCATTGGATCAAGACCCGATCAGCGTAGAGATCGTGGACCCAGAAGAAGTGCATATCAAAGGCCCCGGCTTTGAGATGCACATGGAGCATGGCAACGAAACGGAGTTCGATGTCAACCTTGCCGAGTTGATGCCCGAGAATCAACTCATGTCGCTCGCCTACGACCTGTTGGGCGATGTCGAGGACGACATGTCGAGCCGCAAGGATTGGCTCGACACCTATGTCAAAGGTCTTCAACTCTTAGGTCTCAAGTACGAAGAACGGACGGAGCCGTGGCCCGGAGCGTGTGGCGTCTACCACCCGCTTTTGATGGAGGCGGCGGTCAAGTTCCAGTCCGAGACCATCATGGAGACCTTCCCGTCGGCGGGGCCGGTGCGCACCGTGATCATCGGCAAGGAGACGCCGGACAAGAAAGACGCTGCCGCGCGTGTCGAAGCGGACATGAACTTTGAGATGACCGAGATCATGCAGGAGTACCGCCCTGAGCATGAGCGGGCGCTCCTGACGGTGGCTCTTGCGGGCAACGCCTTCAAGAAGATTTATTTCGACCCGTCAATGGGGCGGCAGGTGGCTCCCTTCATCGCGCCGGAGGACATCATCGTCCCCTACGGCGCTGCCAACATTGAGACGGCGGAGCGCATCACACACCGGATGCGGAAGACCAAAAACGAACTGCGCAAATTGCAGGTAGCAGGGTTCTACCGCGATGTAGATCTTGGGGATCCACTGCGCGTCATGGACGAAGTTGAAAAGCGTAAAGCCGAACAGCAAGGCTTCAGCGCTTCGATGGACGAGCGTTTTCAGATTCTTGAGATTCATTGCAATCTCGACCTTCCCGGTTATGAGGATGAAGATGCGGCTGGCCCCACGGGGATCAAACTTCCCTACGTGGTAACGGTCGAGAAAGGCACTTCAACAGTCCTCGCGATCCGTCGCAATTGGTTGGAGGAGGACAAACTCAAACTGCGTCGGCAGCATTTTACGCACTACGGTTACATTCCGGGTTTCGGCTTTTATTACTTTGGTCTTATTCATCTCATCGGCGGTCATAGCAAAGCAGCGACATCACTGATCCGGCAACTCATCGACGCCGGTACGCTGTCCAACCTCCCCGGTGGCCTCAAGTCCAAGGGACTGCGGGTCAAAGGCGATGACACTCCCATCGCTCCGGGCGAGTTTCGCGACGTGGACCTTCCCTCGGGTTCCATACGAGACAACATCCTCCCCCTTCCGTACAAGGAGCCGTCGCAGGTGCTTGCGGCGCTCATGGACAAGGTGGTTGACGATGCACGCCGGTTTGCAGGTTCGGCTGACCTGAACGTCAGCGATATGTCGGCACAAGCCCCGGTCGGTACGACCTTGGCAGTGCTTGAGCGGCAGTTGAAAGTGATGGGGGCCATTCAGGCTCGCATCCACTATACGATGAAGCAGGAGTTCAAACTTCTCGCGGCAATCATTAGAGACAACACGCCGGAGAAGTACGACTATGAACCTGAAACTGGAAGCCCTTCTGCAAAACGTTCAGATTACGATCATTGCGACGTTCTACCTGTCTCTGATCCTAATGCATCCACAATGGCGCAGCGTGTGGTGCAGTATCAAGCAGTTCTTCAACTCGCTCAAACAGCGCCTCAAATCTACAATCTGCCGTTTCTTCACCGGCAAATGATTGAGACCATCGGGGTCAAGAACGCCGCGAAGATTGTGCCCATGAAGGATGACATGCAGCCGGTCGATCCGGTGAGCGAGAACATGTTCATCCTCGTGGGCAAGCCGGTGAAGGCGTTCATGTATCAAGACCATGATGCTCATATCCAGACGCACATGGCGGCGATGCAGGATCCGTCGATGCAGAAGATCATCGGACAGAATCCGCAAGCGCAAGCGATCATGGCGGCGGGCGCTGCCCACTTGATGGAGCATGTGGCGTTCAAGTATCGCGCTGACCTTCAGAAACAGTTGGGCGCAGAACTGCCACCACCGCCAGACCTCGACAATGACATGGGCTATCTGCCACCACAGATTGAAGTCCAACTCTCGTCACTGGTAGCCCAAGCAGCGCAGCAGTTGCTCCAGAACAATCAGCAGCAAGCGGCACAGCAGCAAGCGCAGCAGCAGATGCAGGATCCGCTCATCCAGATGCAGCAGCAGGAACTCCAGATCAAACAGCAGGAGGTCCAGATCAAAGCGCAGATGGCACAGACCGAAGCGCAGGTTGCACAGCAGGAGATTCAACTCAAGCAGCAGCAAGCCCAACTTCAGGCGCAGTTGCAGCAAGCCGAGCAGCAGCGTAAGGCCAAGAAGGACATGTTGGACGCAGCGGGTCGCGCCGATGAGTTGAAGTTGAAGCAGTTGGAACTGCAAGTCACTCACGAGATGAGCGGGGCGAAACTGGGCGCGGACATCGCGCACAAGAAGCACACTCACATCGCACAGGTTGCTAATCAGGCTGATCAACACACGTTGAACGAATCCAAGCACGAGTTGGAGGGAGCCAAACTGGGCGCGGACTTAGCCCACAAAAAGGCTACGCACGTCGCTGACGTGGCGCACAAGTTAGACGAGCATGCCATTCGCCGCAAAGAAATTAAGAAGATGGCGGAAGGCGGCGAAGTGAAGTCGGGCAAATACGAAGAAGATCAGTCCGGTGAGGACAGTAGTGACGATGACGATGACGATAACGACTGAGGAGGTCGCAAATGCAGACAGATACCGCTGCGGAGTTTCTTGTCAGGAAAATCCGACAACAGCGCGAACGGATCGTGGAGAACATGACGCGAGGGATGGATTTTGAACCTTTTTATCACCGAGCCGTTGGGCAGGTGGAGGGTTTGGATTACGCCGTTGCGTTGATTAACGACACCGCAAAACGTGTCGCAAACGACGAGGAGTTGAATGACGATGAGTGACATCAACGTCGATAAGACGCTCTCTGAAGCAGAGCGCAAAGCCAAGCAGTTGCCGGACCCGTCAGGGTTCAAACTGCTGTGCATGGTGCCCAAGGTTGAAGAAGAGTTTGGCGGCACGGGGATCATCAAGTCCTCGGAGTCCGTCAAAGTCGAAGAACAGACCACCATCGTCCTGTTCGTGGCGAAGGTGGGGCCGGATGCTTACAAAGATCCGACTCGGTTCCCGTCAGGGCCGTGGTGCAAGGTCGGCGACTTCGTGGTCGTTCGGGCTTACAGCGGCACCCGCATCAAGATCCACGGAACAGAGTGGAGAATCATTAACGACGACACGGTGGACGGGACGGTCGAAGACCCCCGTGGCATCGGTCGCGCAGGATAAGGAGTAGTTATGGTTGAAGATAATAATGAGTTCAAGGTCGAGATAGAGGACGACGCCCCTGTCGAAGACCGTAACAAGGCCCCTATGCCCGAAGAACTCGTCAAGGAGTTGGAGAAGGACGACCTTGAGGAGTACTCCGAAAAGGTTCAGACCCGCATCAAGCAGATGAAGAAAGTCTTCCACGACGAGCGTCGGGCCAAAGAAGCCGCTGCTCGGGAACGTGAGGAGGCTCTCCGCTTTGCTCAACAGGCTTATGAAGAAAATAAGCAGTTGAAACAGCGACTTAGCGCGGGCGAGAAAATCTTCGCCAAAGAGACTACTAATGCAGCGACCATTGAGGTCAATGCGGCTAAGGCAGCGCTCAAGGCAGCGTACGAAACGGGTGATCCGGATCGGATTACTGAGGCTCAAGATGCACTGACGGATGCGAAACTCAAACTTCGCGATGTAGCGTCATTTAGACCCTCTTTACCTGATGATGAAAATGGTGTACAACACCACCAACAGAATCCTGTCCCAAATCACCAACCCGTCGTGGACCCAAAAGCCAAGACGTGGAAGGACAAAAATCCTTGGTTTGGGAAAGACGCGGAGATGACCGCCCTCGCACTGGGTCTGCATGAGAAACTGGTCCGTTCAGGAGTCGATCCGACAAGCGACGACTACTACGAACGAGTCGATAAGACGATGAAAAAACGCTTCCCTGAATACTTCAGTGAAGACGCAGATGATATCGAGGACCCCCCTCCTCGCAAGACCAGCACTGTTGTGGCTCCCGCTACACGGTCTTCTGCACCCCGACAGATCCGAATCACGGCCTCTCAGGCTGCAATTGCTAAACGATTAGGGATTAGTCCGGAACAGTACGCCCGTGAAGTCTTGAAACTGGAGAACCGCAATGGCTGAAAATCGTCTGACTCGTGAAATGGAAAATCGTGAAACGACCAAGCGCAAGATGGTTTGGCGTCCGGCGTCGATCCTCCCTGAACCTAACGCTGTCCCCGGCTGGAAATTTAAGTACATTCGTACGGCAGTAATGGGTCAGAACGATCCGACCAACGTTTCCACTATGTTCCGTGAAGGTTGGGAGCCTGTGAAGGCGACTGAAGTTCCGGAGATCATGCATCAGCGAGACAACAATCCCAACAGTCGGTATCCCGACTGCGTGGAGATTGGCGGTCTGTTGCTTTGCAAAGCCCCAGAAGAACTTGTCAATTCTCGTCGTGAACACTTCGAGGATCTGGCTCGCCGTCAACTGGAGGCCGTCGATAACAATATGTTGTCCCAGAAAGACCGTCGGTCGAACATGGACATGTTCACCGAAAAGAAATCTCAGGTCTCTTTCGGACGTGGCAAATAACTTTTAGGAGTCTTCAATGGCTTATCCTACTGTCTCAGCACCTTACGGCTTCAAGCCCGTAAACTTGCAGGGCGGTCGGGTCTTCTCGGGTTCGACCCGTATGATTCCGATCCCCACGGGTTATACAAATAACCTGTTCAATGGTGACCTTGTGGGTCTCAGCAACGGCTCGCTTGCCGTTACCGCCTACGGTCCCGCTTCTGGTGCGACGCCTGTGTCCGCAGCAGCGGCAGGTGCCGGTGTCGGCATTTTCGTTGGTTGTGAATACACCAACACGAGTTCGGCGGGCGCAGCCCAAGGTCCGATCTACGGTAAGAACCGTTACCAGTATTGGCAGGGCGGCACGTATGCGTCGGATGCCATCGGCTATGTGGTCGATGACCCGCTCGCGTATTTCCGCGTTGCGGTTCTTCAGCAGCCACAGGCCGGTGTGTCTAACGCTCCGGGTACGACGATTGGCTACATGTCGCAATCGTTCCTCGGTACGAACGCCTATGTCATCACCAACAGCATCCTTGGCGGCACCAACTCGGGTAATACCGCGACGGGTGACTCGGCAATGGGTGTGACGGGTACGGCTCCGGCGGCGGGTGCGAACGCGGGTAACGGTCGCAATACCTCGACCCTTCCGTTCCGCATCATTCAGTTGGTTCCGGATACGGCGGTTACGGTCACCACGACCAACGGCAGTACGGCACTTTCGTCTGCTACGACTTCCAGTTTGACGGTTTCGTCCGCTACCGGCATTCAGCCGGGAATGCAGATCTGGTTCAGTGGCTCGGCTGTTGCGGGCGCTCGTCAGGGCGACTTCAGTACGGTTACGGGTGTCAGCGGTACGACCGTTACCTTCACCGCGCCTCGCGGTACGGGTTCGGGCAGCACCATCGACTTCAGCGGTACCAACTTTGCGGCTGGCGGTACGGTTTACTTCATCGGTTATCCGGAAGTGATCGTTGGCTGGAACTTTGGTTATCAGTCGTACAACCTTGCCGCTGGCGTCTAAGGAGTAATTACAAATGGCAATTTCACGCGCACAACTCCTTAAGGAACTGCTCCCCGGCCTGAACGCTCTGTTCGGTCTTGAGTATGCTTCCTACGGTGAGGAGCATAAGGAACTGTTTGAGGTCGAGACCTCTGAGCGTTCGTTTGAAGAAGAGACGAAACTCTCGGGCTTCAACGCGGCTCCGGTGAAGAACGAAGGTCAGGCGATTGCGTACGACAACGCGCAGGAAGCATGGACCGCTCGTTACAACCACGAGACCATCGCTCTCGGCTTCTCCATCACTGAAGAAGCGATTGAAGATAACCTGTACGACTCGCTGTCGAAGCGTTACACCAAGGCACTCGCTCGTGCTATGGCGTACACCAAGCAGTACAAGGCGGCTTCGGTTATCAACAACGGCTTCTCCAGCCAGTACAACGGTGGCGATGGCGTCCCGCTGTTCTCGACGGCTCACCCGTTGGTTTCGGGTGCGACCAACAGCAACACGATCTCCACCTCGCCTGACCTGAACGAAACGTCGCTTGAAGCGATCACGATTCAGATCGCCGGTTGGACGGACGAGCGCGGTCTGTTGATCGCCGCGAAGCCGCGCAAGTTGGTGGTGCCGCCGAGCCAGATGTTCGTTGCCAAGCGTCTTCTCGACACGGAACTCCGTGTCGGCACGACCGATAACGACATCAACGCTCTGAAGTCGATGGGCACGATCTCGGAAGGCTTCAAGGTCAACCACTTCTTGACTGACACCCACGGCTACTACGTCCTCACCGACGTGCCGAACGGTCTGAAGATGTTTGAGCGTGTTTCGCTTCAGAACAGCATGGACGGTGACTTCGATACGGGCAACGTGCGGTACAAGAGCCGCGAACGTTACTCGTTCGGTTGGTCGGATCCGCTCGGCGTGTTCGGCGTGGCCTGATGACGAAGGGGGGCTTCAGCCCCCCTTTTTCTGGGATTAATGAGTTACGTAGACTGACCCAGCAGACGTTGCAGAGACTACGTAGCGATAGATGACCCCCTGCAAGGGGTAAGGAATGTATCATGGCACTTGCTACTCATCTTGGCCCGTGGCTCGTTGGCACGGTTAAGAATCCGTCGAACACTTCGACGACTGTTTCTTCGTCTCAGATCGGCACGTACCGCAATTGCGGCGCGACCGTTGCTGTTCAGACTTCCCCCGGTGGTCTCCTTTACACCACCACGTCGAATACGACGCTGACCTCCCCGGGTAACGTCGTTAATGCGGTAGGCGGCACGAGCAGCACCACACTGACGTTGACCGCTACTAACGCGAATATTGTTTCCGGTATGACGGTTGTTGGCCCCGGCATTGCTGCGGGTACGACGGTCACGTCGGTTTCGGGTACGGCGGTTACGCTGTCGGCTGCGGTCTCCTCGTCCGCGACCTCTCCGGCTCCGTTCCTGTTCTATGTTGCGACTGCGGGCTATAACAACAATCCGCTCGTGATCCCGGCGGGTTCGCTGATCACCAATATGTACGTCGACGTTCTGACTGCGTTCAATGCGACCGGTACGACTTCTACGACCGGCACGATCACGATCAGCCTGTTGAACAGCACGGCTACGTACACGTTGGCGACTTTGGTCTCCACGAGCACTACGTCGGGTTCGTTCGCTGTGGGTCGTTATGCTCTTGGTGCAGCGCAGACGGGCGCTACTGGTCCTACCATCAACTTCAACACGACTGCGATTGGTGCAATGCTCTTGACCAATATCAGTTCGGGTCAGAACACTCCGACGGACGGCATCATTCAGGTGAAGTACGGCGATGCGTCGACGGGTACATTGACCACGGCTACGACCGGTATGGCGTCTGTCACGATTGAATATGCTGTGCGTAATCCGGATGGCACGTACTTCCCGCAGTCGCCGAACCCTGCTTACACTAACGTGGTGTATTAATTCTCTGATTCATTAGGAGATTGGTATGCCAGCAGTAATTTACGACGCAGGTACACCGGGGTTTAACAACGGGACATCCAATGGTGGTGGCCCGTTGACTCCGAAGGGCCTGTTGAATGCGGGCTATGTGTTACAGGATCCTCGGGTCCGTGACACCAACGGTCGTCAGAAGATGTCTGTACACCAGAACATCTACGACGCCGACTTTGAATACGGCACGCAGCCCTTGCGTTGGGAGAACTTCACCTACTCGACAGCGAACACGGCGACGATTGTTCAGCAGCCGGGGCTTGGCGGCGTACAGATGCAGATCAGCACGGTGGGTGACATCACCATCCGTCAGTCGCGTCCGTATCATCGTTATCAGCCGGGAAAGTCGTTGTACATTGCGTCCAACGTCAATTTCGGTGGCCCCCAGTCGGGGCAGGTGCAACGTGTCGGCATCTTTGATGACGGCAACGGCATTTTCTTTGAACAGGGTGCGCCTTCGACGACTAATCCTTCGGGCATGTTCGTTGTTATTCGCTCTGACTCACAGTCGCCTACTGGCGGTGTGCCGGTCGACTCGCGTATCAGTTACGAAAACTGGAACGGCGATCCGAGCATCAAGAACACTCTTAACTGGAACAACGTTCAGATGTTGTGGTTGGAGTACTCTTGGTATGGCGCGGGTTGTTTACGTTGGGGCGTTTTGATCAACGGTGAACCGTATATTCTGCATCAATACGGCGCAGGTAACGGCACCAATCAGGCCCTAGGTACCGCCCAGATCCTTCCGTGGTCGCGTACGGGTAACCTCCCCGTTCGCTACGAGCAGCGTAATACATCTTCCAGTACGCCTACTGTGTTTAAGCACTTCGGCGTTTCCGTACTGGTCGAAGGCACGACTGACCGTCAGCGTGGCTTCACGTATTCGTACGGGTTGCCTTTGGCGAGTCCGGTAGTCACGGTTGCTGCGAATGCAGTTCGTTATCCGCTCCTGTCGTTCCGTATGCGAGCGATGGGACAGAGTTCGTATACGCAAGCCAACGGCGCTGTAACGACCAGTACGACAACTTCGTTGGTGGCTGCGGCGGGCACGTTTGGTTCAGGTACGGTCACTCCATTGTCGATCACGGGTAACGGTACGACGGCTACTGTCACCGTACCAAACAACTCGGCTATGCCCGCTGTGGGCAGTCAGTTGACGTTCGTGTCGGCTGCTACGCCTTCGGGCTTTAGCACGGGTGGTCCGTTCACGATTACGGCGGTTGGACAGAATACGATCTCGTACCTTAATTCAACTTCTGGTACCGCATCGGCTGTGGGTACGGTTTCGTACGTCGCGGGCCTTGCGGGTCGTATGCTGAACTATCAGCCCATCGTTGCAGGTACGGGAGGTCCGACGACGATTACGAGTATCACTCAGGCGTCTTCATCGTTCACGGGTAGTATCGCCGCCGGTTCGTCGAACTTGGTAGTGACGGGCGTTACCGGAACGATCTACCCCGGCATGCTGTTAGGCACCATTACTGGCGGTACGTTCGTAGCCAGTACTAAAGTCGTTATTGTGTCTCAAGTCTCCGGTACTCCCGGCGGTGCGGGCACATACACGATCAGTCAGGTGAATACCGGAGGAACGGCGGCGACTGTCGCGGCAGCGTCTGGCGGTGCGGCGACGGTAGTTACTGGCGCAGCGCATAACCTTACGACCTCTGATGTGGTCACGTTTGCTGGTCTTACGGCAGCATCTGGAACGATCAACGGTATTTACCCCGTTATTGCTGTACCGACAGGTACATCATTTGTGGTCAACATCGGCTACGGCAACGTTGTCGGTACGGTAACTGTGGGTACGGGCACTATTACGGCGCAGTACACGGCGCGTATCACGTCGAACACGTCCACGACGCTGACCATCCAAGATGTTGTGACGGGCTTGGCGCTGCCGTATGCACCGACGGCGGGTTGTAACTATACGGTTGGATTGATCGACCGTGGTCAGTTGCTTCCGCAGACGTTGGTCATCTCGTCTACGGCGACGTGCTACGTCGAGTTGATCGCCAGTACGCCAACGGCGCAGGTCGGCCTTGCGGGTGCGGTATTCCAACCAGAAGCGGGTCTTGGTTCGCAATACTCGTTTGCGGAACGTGATGCGTCTGCTACGGCGATGGGCGGCGGTGAAGTTGTATTCGCCTTCTCGTCCCCGCCGTCGGGTCTTCAGACGCTGGACTTGTCTTACTTCTTCCCCGTGTTGACGAATATCAAGGGCAACATCCCTGACATTCTGACGGTGGCAGTAACGACAACCAGTACAGCGGCTCCCGTGTCAGTGAACATCATCTGTCAGGAAGCGATGTCGTAATCATGAGCGACCATAACGATACCCTGAAACACGGCCTCGACATTGCCTTTGCGGCAGTGGTAGGCGGAGCGTGGTTGAAACTGTTGCCAACGGTTTCAACCATTCTGGTCATCATTTGGTACCTGATCCGTATTTGGGAGTCAGATACGGTGAAGGCAATGACGGGTAGACCTATGTCCAATCAAGATTGGATTGACACGATGACCTTTCGGAAATACCGGGAGGCTCGCGATGCCGAGCGTGAGTAAAAAGCAGCATAACTTTATGGCTGCGGTGGCGCACAACCCTGCCTTTGCTAAGAAGGCAGGGATCTCTCAGTCCGTCGGTAAGCATTTTTCCGACGCGGACAAGGGTCGGAAATTTAAAGAAGGCGGCGACGTGAAACACGCAAACGAGTTAGAAGGCAAGGCTAAGGAAACGAAGTCAATTGCCAAAGAAGAAATGAAGGCCCTGAAGCGTGGTCACGCGCCTAAGGAAATTATGGAACACGAAAAGGCGGAGCATAAGGCTATGGGCTACAAGAAAGGCGGTCATATCGAAACCCCGAAGAAGGGTTTTGCGATGGCTGAGACCAAAGGTGGTCGCAAGCCACCGCACAGCAAGAAAGGCGAAGAAGGCGATACCAAACTGAAGGGTTTCGGTATGGGCAAGGGTCTCGGTAAGGGCCGTAAGGTCACCAAGGCGGCGACGCCGAAGGACGAGATGCCGACCAAGGGCTTTGCCATGAAGAAAGGTGGGCATGTAAAGAAAGAACATACCCAGCATATGGCGAAAGGTAAGAAGGTCATGGGTTCCCCCGCCCCTGCGATGCCGAAACTGAGCGCGAACCTTCAGGGCGCGTTGCAGGGCATGGGCGGTGGTCCCGGTGGCCCTCCGGGCGGGTCCCCGATGCCACAGCCGATGATGAAGAAAGGCGGTCACGTCAGTCATCATCACCATCACCACTACGCCAAGGGCGGTCACATCAAGAAGGAACCGGAGTCGGGTCCGCACATGGTGCGTAAAGCCCATATGGCGTCGTCGAAGCCGAACCGGAAGGAAGATGGCATTGCGCAGCGTGGACACACCCGTGGCAAAGAAGTGAAAATGGCTCACGGCGGTCATGTTGGCTCGCATCCGTCTCGTCGCGCTGACGGTATCGCAGAGCGCGGTCACACCACTTGCAAGATTCGTTAAGGAGTATCCAAATGTCGAAGCATCACGAAAAACACCACGGTCATCACCCGAAGCACCATGAGCCGAAGCACCACCCGGAGCATATGACTCCGCATGTGCATCATCACAAGCATGGTGGTCACGTTGAATCGCACAAGCCCCATCAGGAGCATGTGCGTCACCACTTCCACGGGAAGTAAGTGATGATACCTTCACGGGGTATGGGGGCCATTAACCCTACAAAAATTCGTAGGAAGGACGCTGACGTCCCCGTGAAGGTTTATTGCGGCGGTGGAAAGATGGCGAAGGGCGGGTTGGCTTGGACTCGCAAGGAAGGCAAGAACCCGAAAGGCGGTTTGAACGCCAAGGGTCGGGCGTCCTACAACAAGGCACACGGGGCGCATCTCAAGGCTCCGCAACCGGAAGGTGGTCCTCGTCGGGATTCGTTTTGTGCGCGTATGAAAGGTATGAAGCGTAAACTGACGAGCAAGAAGACGGCAAACGATCCGAACAGTCGGATCAACAAAAGCCTACGGGCGTGGAAGTGCTAAATGACGGCTCCAGTCCTTTCCGGTACGACCAACTTCAACCCCGTACTCAACGAGGTTGTAGAAGAAGCGTTTGAGCGTTGTGGCGCTGAGATTCGTTCGGGCTATGATTTCCGTACCGCAGCACGTAGCCTCAATCTGCTGTTCATGGACTGGGCCAACCGTGGCATCAATCTGTGGACGATGGATCTGTCGTATCAACAGGCGCTGCTCCCCGGTGTGGCGACGTATTACCTCCCGTCCGATACGGTGGACTTGCTTGATCATGTGATCCGTACAGGATCTGACACGACGCAGCAGGACATCAACATCACACGCATTTCCAGTTCGACCTACCTGATGATTCCGAACAAGAATGCTACGGGGCGTCCAATTCAGGTCTGGATCAATCGGTTGAGCGGTCAGACGGACGCAGCGGGTAGCACGACCACGTATCAGCCTACGATCACGGTGTGGCCTACGCCGGATACGTCCACGCAGTACACGTTCGTGGCGACGCGCCTACGTCGTATTCAGGATGCGGGCACTGGTATTAACATTCAGGATATGTCGTTTCGGTTCTGGCCCGCGATGATGTCGGGCTTGGCCTATATGCTCTCTTTGAAGATTCCCGGCGCGATGGAGCGTACGGCGATGCTCAAAGAGATGTATGAGGAAGATTGGCAGCGAGCAGCGGATGAAGATCGCGAGAAGGCGGCAGTTCGGTTTGTTCCACGGGAAACATTCCTGAGATAACCATGCCGAATCGGTTTTCATCTGGCAAATTCTCTATAGCGGAATGCGACCGCTGTGGGTTCCGTTACAAGTTGACGGACCTCAAGAATCTTGTCATCAAGACCAAAAACGTCAGCATTAAGGTCTGTCCGTCGTGTTGGGATCCGGATCAACCGCAATTGCAGTTGGGTCTGTATCCCGTGAACGATCCGCAAGCGGTGCGCGAGCCGCGTCCTGACGTGAGTTATTACACCGCTGGGCCATTGATCGGTGGCGACGGCGGCAGTCGTGTCATTCAGTGGGGATGGAATCCGGTGGGCAATAGTAACCCCCTGCAACTCCCCGATATCACGAACGATTTGTCGGCTACAGCGAGTATCGGTACGGTAAATCCGATATCTATTTACGTCACGCCACCATCCAATTTCTTGTTTGGTGCGGACAATGGATCTTTAGCCAATCCTATTTTGGATGCCTATGGCGTTTACATGGGCAACCCACTGGTTGGGTTTCAACTGTCTCCGGATCCTACGGTTGAGTATTACGTTCTGACTATAGATGGGGTTCCGTTTACGTTACATCCGGTCGGTACGGTGGGGTCGCAAGTGCCGGTTACGTATTTCTTCACCAATGTGAATAATCAGTTGGGAGTTGCGCAACTTATAACAGGTTTTGTTCCCGGTATGGTGTTTCAGTCTTATGGGTACAGTTACAACACATTGAGTTTGGTTGCGTACAACGGTGATGGACAGCCAAGTATTACTCTGACTCTATCTGGCGCATCTGCGCAGGTGCCGGGATATGAGGCTTACGATGCACCTACGTCTCCGACATCCGTTTGGTATACGACGGGTACACCTTATGCGCCAGATGGAATCAATTATGTTGTAGACGTTCTATTGGGATGGAGTCCTCCGTCCGATATGGGCGTAAACGGACCGGTTACGCAGTATCTCGTTAACGCTAATACGTCAACGTTGGTTACTGGAACACAAATAATTCTATACGCGCTTAATCTGACTATTCCTCAGAACGTCTCCATCTATCCGATGGATTCAGCGGGAGGAGACGGCGTTCCGTACGTTTTCAATCTAGTTCCCGAATACCAGAGTACCCTGTGTAATAGACCGTCGGCTCCACAGAATGGGTGGTACTCCGTTGGTACTCCATATCCCGATCCATATAATCCGGGGCAGCAGATAGTCGCTATCACATTGAATTGGTCTGCCCCCGCAGTGCATCCTGAAGCGGTGATCAACTACGGCATCAACATAGCCCCTTTCGAGTCATATGGGGCCACGACAATTACTACGTCTGTTCCGTATAACGGACTGGAAGTCATTGAGTATCAGATTACCGCATTGACTGCGGCGCATACTGGTCCCGGCCCTGTGAGCGATCCACTCACTATCGTTGTACAAATTACTTAAGGTGATACCATGAAAAAGCACAGTGGGCACGGCCCCAAAAATATTGAAGGCGTAACGGGTGAGGCCATGAAAAAACATGGTCGTAATCTTGCCCGTGCGATGAATCAAGCCAAAGGTAAGGGTCTGCACAAACATTCCGGCGGTCGGGGGCGGTAATGACTAACAAATGGCAGGATTTCAAATTCTTCGGATGGGATGAAGATCCCATCGGGAAGTACAAGCAACCGGAGCCGAATCCGCGTACGGGTCGCGCCGGTCAGCAGGGATACCCTGTTGATGAGGTGGACATGACCGGTACCAAGACCTACGGTCGTTGGATTCGTCCGCTCAATGGCGATAAGAAAGAGCGGATGGAGATTCGCGGCTGCAAAAACACGCAGCGTGGTAAGCGTTTTTACGAAGACGATCAAGATCGTAAGGCTCCGCGTACCAAGCCGCGTAAGCAGGTTGAGAACGGCTAATGGCTATCTCCTATACGGCGGGCACGTACGGTACGAACAATAATCTCTGGCAGATGGTGCAGGATTACACGCAGAACACCGAACCCTCGTTCGTATTCAACATCCCGACGTTTGTCGAGGAAGCCGAGGAACGTATCTACAATACGGTCCAGATTCCGGCTTTGCGTAAGAGCGTCACGGGCAGTGTCACGACGGGGATCCCTTACCTTGGGCTTCCCGCTGATTACCTTGCGCCGTTTGCAATGTCGGTGATTGATCCTATAACTGCCGCACAGTCCTTCATGTTGAACAAAGACGTGGAGTTCATTCGGCAGTCTTTCCCTACGCCTACGTCTATTGGACAACCGACTCATTACGCGCAGTTCGATACCGTGTCGTTTATTCTAGGTCCAACGCCAGATCAGACGTACACTGTCGAACTGCATTACTATTACTACCCGCCCAGTATTGTGACGGCAAGTAATTCGTGGGTCGGTACTAATGCGTCCAACGTCCTTTTGTACGGTACGCTTCGCGAAGCGTACCTCTACATGAAGGGCGAACAAGACATGGTGCAGTACTACGAACAGAAGTATCAGGAAGGCATTCAGTTGCTCAAGGATCTTGCTGAAGGCAAGGGTCGCCGTGATACGTATCGTAGTGGTCAGATTCGGATTAACCCGACATGATTAATGAGATTGAAGCCGCATTGGGCAATGTGAAAGTCACCACGGTGGACAACTATTTTCACACGGCTGAAGATCTTGCTGAGATGGCGTTGAACGACATCATTACGGCAAGTGATGACGCGCTTCCTACGATCAAAGACGGCGTTAATCTGTATCGCGAAGCCATTCGGGCGCGGCTTGTCTATTACTTTGAGTTGGCGAGGAAACCCTGATGACCGGCATCGTTCAAACTTTGACCACTTCATTCAAAGTGCAGTTGATGTGCGCGGGGCATAACTTTGCGACAACGACTTCGCTTCCCGCTGCTTCACGGTACACCCAAGACATTTTCTTCATCGCGTTGTACTCCATCATAGGCGGTGCGTCATTGGATGCCACCACGACGGCGTATACGGCATCGGGAGAGATTTCTGGTACGGGATATACCGCTATGGGGCAGCAGTTGAATATCAGTGTGACCCCGTCGAGTTTAGGTACACCCACTACCACCGCGTACATCAGTTTCGCGAATGTAACGTGGACGAACGCTTCGTTTAGTGCTGACGGAGCGCTGATCTATAACACTTCTAACAGTAATGCTGCTGTGGGTGTGTTGAACTTTGGCAGCACTAAAACTGTGACTAATGGAACTTTTCAGATTCAATTCCCGACGGCGGGTACCGGATCCTCTATCATTCAGATTGCTTAAGGAGCAATAGACCATGCAAATTTACAACGTAGGCTTTCGTGCAATCGCCCCGTCTACCGGTGTGCCTTTGATCACGCTCTTCACCAACGCGGCGGGTTCGTCCACCACGTCCACGGGCCGTTCGCTTCTGATTCTTGAAATCGACATTGAAGGCGCTGCCAACAGTTCCAACTACACGGAATTGGGTTTGTATCGTCTGCTTGCTCCGACAGGTGCGGCGAGCAGCACCTTCACGGCGTCTACTACGTCGATTCCGCAGAACGTTGACCAGTTGACGGGTACCGGCGGCACGGCGGCTTCGTTGTCTCCGGCGGCGCAATGCACGGTGACCAACGGCGCTTTTGCTGCGGGTTCCACGTTCCCCGGTGGATTCAGTGGTGTCAGTGCGTTCAACACCAACTCTCCCTTGCACGTTATTGGTTTGAACGTAAACGGTCAGCGTTACTTCTGGCGTGCGAACCCGAACTTGAGCAACGCGATTGTTGTTCCGGGTACGGGTGTTGTTAGCACGTCGCAGTACTCTGGCGCGATCAGCCTCGTGTCGATTGCGGCGGGTACGTCTCCGAACGTTTCGGGTCGTATCCAGTTTGCCGAACTGTAATCGGCGATTGTCGATCTGGTGGGGGCAGCATTATGCTGCCCCTACTTCTGTTGTGTTTGGAGTTAAGCCATGCTGTTACTGACTAGCACGTCGGATCTTGTCACCATCACAACCGGATCGGCTGGGACGGTACTTGTCCACACCTCATGGGTGGACAACGCATCCGGTACGATTACGCCGGGGCGTACAGACACGCCTTCAATTACGACAGCGACTACAACCACTATTGTCGCAGCCCCTGCGGCGAGTACGCAGCGTAACGTCAAGAAGATTTCGGTCTTCAACAGTAGCGCTACCGTATCTAACTTGATCACCATCACGCACACGGATGGTACGAACCCTATTACGCTCTTCTCCGCAACACTTGCTCCTAGCGAATCGGTGGAGATGGCAGACAGCGGCAACTTCCAATACTTCGATGCGACGGGCAAGCCGTATCAGACTACGGTATCGGGTGGTGCAGGTGCGTTCACGACCCTAACGGCTTCCAGTACCGTCACATTATCCCCCGCTAGCGCAAACGTCACGATCAGCCCTACCGGCACGGGCACGGTAACGATTAGCCCTGCGAGTACAGTGGCGATCAGTCCTACAGGCGCTTTGACGATTAACCCGACAGCAGCATCTACGCTTAATAACTTGTCTGTTGGTGCTACAACCCCGTCTACCGGTAGATTTACGTTTCTCGGCGCAGGTGTTGCGTCTTCTACGTCGTCTTACGTTACGGCAGCGGCGGGTACGGCGACTGTCGCGCCAATGGTTGTCACGGGTGGTACTAACCTGACCACAGCAGCGGCAGGTGCATTTGAGAACGATGCGATCTGTCCGTACTTCACGACCAATACGACGGATGGTCGAGCGATCATTTCGGCAATTCAGCAGTTCCGTTTAACGGCAAACGGTACAGCGATTTCTACGGTAAATAACTTTTTCGGCACTACGTCGAACATATCTTTAGTGTCTGGCGCGTACTACGAAATTGATATCGAAATGTATTTTACGTGGACATATTCGACAGGTACCGGCATTTTGACATGGAACTTCACTAACTCCGCTGCGCCGACTTCTATGAACATTCACGGTGAGTGGACTCCGGTGGGTGGTATCAACTCGACCACGGGTGCGTCGAATCTTTGCGTTGATATAGTGAACAGCACTTCTGCCGCGCAGACTTTGACTACCGGCGCTATGACAACTACGAACACTCAATACGCGCGATTTAGAATTTTCTTGCATAACGGTACTGGAACTAGTTTGAAGATTCAGGTCACACCCATAACGGGTTCTACCGTTACGCCTCTAGCGGGATCACGTTGGACTTCTCGTCGTATTCCGACGGGTAACACGGGCACGTTCGCCACGTAAGGAACCGACGTGGCAAACCCTGTCGGTATATTTGATCCGGAGTTATCGCAAACCGAATGGTTTGACGTTACAAACGTCATCCAAGGTTGGTTTGATGCGGATCTCGTGTATACCGGCGGGGTCGTTGTCCTACCCGCCGCGCTTCCGGATGATCCGTTCGATATATTCGATCAGGATCAAGCCTACGCGGCTAATGACGCAGACACTACGGATCTGATTGTCTCTACGACATTAAATCCAACAATCCCGCAAGCACCCTACTTTATTGGCGATGATATTGTCGTTGCCGATTGGTGGGAGGACGCGGATGATCCGACGGTCATCGATGCGGAGTGGTCTGGTCCTGTAGTACCCAATGCCCCGCCTCCATTAGTCGAGGATATTTGGGATTGGGATGAACATGCAGATGAAGATTGGTATTTAGATCAAGAATTATCGTTCCTAGCATTTAAGCCCCCACCTATCGATGACTCGTGGGATTGGCATGAAGAAGTAGAAGATGATTGGAACGACGATCAGAATCCGACAAATTCTTTAGCCCCTTCGTTAACTCTCAATGATGAATGGGAGTGGTACGAAGAGATTGATGACGCTTGGGAAGCGTTCATTGATCCGAAAGAACAATGGTTACTGGACGGCCTCTATAAGGTTGAGACTTATCAACTATCCGCTACGAATACGGGCGGCTCTTTTACAGAGTATGTCGGATTCCGTTGCGTTGTCGCACAGATAACGACGTACGGTCCGGGCGGTGGCGGTGCCCTCAATAATGCGTTGTATGCGACAGGTGGCAGTGCAGGATCTACTGTCACAGGATTCGTATTACTTTCAGGGTTAGGTACTGAGTCTTTCTCAGGTACGCTACCTCCGGGTGGCGCGGCTGCGACGCTTTACCCTAGTAACGGACAAGACGGCGGTGCGGATACAAACACGCTGCTGACATATACCGATTCGTCCAGTGTAACGCATTCGCCCATCATGATTGGGCGATATGGGTTCGGTGGACAGGCGGGTCCGACTGCTGCGCCTCCAACAGGGGCAGTGGCACTTCCAGCGGATGTCAATCTAACTGTTGTTGTTTCGCCCATTTACTACAACGGTGGCGCAGGACAACTGGGTGGATACAACACGGCAGTTCCTCCCGTGCCGCTGGGTGGTCGCGGCGGTTCTTCGATAGCAGAAGATTCTGCGGGTTCTCCAACTGAGAAGCCCGATCATAACTTCGCTGTACCTACGACCAATCTAGGTGACGCGGGTGGCCCCGGCGGTGGCGGCGCGGGTATTGTCGATCTAACGTCTGCGACGCTTCAAGCGGGTGTGGGCGGTGACGGCGCAGTCGTTATTGTTCTTTGGTACAACTTCCCTGCAAACCTCTTCGTCATTTACGAAGATGCGTGGAATTGGTTTGGCGATAACGATAATACCGAAGACAACTGGGAATATTACATCGACACCGAAGTTACTCTTACGAGTAACAGCGCTATTCCTAATTATCTTCTGTGTCTTGAAGACGCATGGGATTGGAACGGGGACAACGACACCGAGGACAACTGGGAATACTACATCGACACCGAAGTTACTCTTACGAGTAACAGTTATGTACCCAATAGGGCCTACATTATTGAGGATGCGTGGGACTGGAACGGAGACAACGACGATTCAGAAGATTTCTGGATGGAGGAAGAGGCTCCACCCATCCCGCCTACAAGCCCGTATTTCATCGAAGATCCGTGGAATTGGGATGAGATCGATGAAGAAGATCTTTGGTGGATTGACGAACTTCCCGTCCCACCATTGCTCAATCTCATTGAAGATCCTTGGAACTGGGACGAGACCGACGAGGAGGACTTCTGGCAAGAGGAGCAGCAGCCTGTTGGTCCTAATGCCCCACCGTCTATAGAAGACGTGTGGGATTGGTCGGGTGATTTGGATGATGCAGAAGACTTTTGGATGGAGGAGGAACAGCCCTCCGCCCCAGTACTCCTGCCTTATTTCATCGAAGATCCGTGGAATTGGGACGAGACGGATGAAGAAGACCTTTGGTGGGTTGATGAACCCGTTGGACCAAACTATATTTTCTTGATCGTCGAAGACGCATGGAACTGGAATGAGTCTGAGGAAGAAGACTTCTGGCAGGAAGAGCAGCAGCCTGTCGGCTTAAACGGACCTATTCTTATTGAGGATGCATGGGACTGGAACGGTGACGGAGATGATGCGGAAGACTTCTGGATGGAGGAGTCGAACCCCACCATACCTGATTATGTCCCCGCCGCGCCTTTGGGATCCCCTGATGATTGGTATTGGGACGAGGAAGTCGTTGAGGACGATTGGTATTGGAGCGATTCGGACCGTTCGGTTTACCCCGTTACCAAGTTCCAAGTCGATACGTTAAGCGTCAACCCTCCGGCGCAGACAACGACCGTCGCGTCTATCGGGACGGTCACCATCGCAATCGTCAGCAATATCGGAATTGTTGTCACCGGCCTTACCGCATATGCTAGAATAAGTCAAGTCAATATCTGGGGTGACATTGACGATAACCAGAATCCAAATTGGGTACCGGTTGACGAAAGTAGCCCTACGCCTCCGACGTGGACTCCTGTCAGTGAAACTTCTTCTGACCCAGTGTGGACACCGGTTAATGAGACAAGTACAACTCCTGTTACGTGGACGCCGATAGATAATTCGTCGCTCGTATCCCCCAACTGGAAACCCGTTAAGGAATAGCCATGTCTAGTACGTATACCTCTAACCTTGCGATCCAGTTGATGGGTACGGGCGATCAGTCCGGCGCATGGGGTGCGACAACCAATTCCAACTTGCAGTACCTAGAAGAAGGCATTACGGGATACCTGAGTTACGCGGTCACGGCATCCAATGCGGTTACTTTGCAGTTGGGACAGGCGAGCGACCCGTCGCCCTCCGCTCGAAATATGATCGTCAATTTGACCAACGGTGGGGCTTCTACAGCCGTCACCATGACGGTTCCCGGTACGGCGTCCAAGTTGTACTTCATTTGGAACCAGACGGGGCAACAGGTCACGGTGCAAGGTTCGACGCCTACGTCAAACACTGTGGTTCTTCCTAGCGGTGCGCAGACGGTCGTGTTCTGCGACGGCGCAAACAATATCTATCCGGCGTTGGGTGCGTTGAGTCTTACGAGCCTTACCGTCTCTACGTTAACGGCGAGTACGTCGATATCCGGCGGTACGGTATCCGGTACGACAATCACAGCATCAACGCAGTTCTCCGGCCCCGGTACGGGACTGACGGGCACGGCTTCAGGTCTATCGATTGGCGGAAACGCTGCCACGGCAACTACTGCTACGACAGCGACTTCAGCGACCACGGCGACCACGGCGACCAACGTTTCGGGCGGTACGGCGACGCTGACGGGCACGAGTACGACCAACACGTACAACATCGGCTATCTTGAAGTCCCGCAGAACGCCAACCCGACGCTGACCACTGATACGTATGCGACTGTGGCTTCAGACAGTGGCAAACACATTTACTACTCGGGCAGTTCGACGTTCAGTTCGACAAGCGGCGCGTCAACGGCATCTACGGTGTCTATCACGTCTGTAGCGTCTAGCGGTGGTGGTACCCGAACGCAGTTTAACTTCACGACCCCCGGCTTCACGTTTGCTACGGGCGCGGTCGTTACGCTTACAAGTATGACTAATACAGCCTATAACGGCACGTATACGGTCTTTAGTGCAACGTCCACTTCAGTTGTTCTTACGGTAGCGTACCAAGGATCGACGTCTGTAACAGGTACGTTGAACTACTGCCTCATAACGATTGGCGGCACGGTGACGGGTACGCTGTATCAGTACCAAGGGCTATCGGGTACGGGGTACTCTAACGGTACGTACATTTCTGCGAGACAGAGCGGTACAGGCGGCGCGGGTACGTATCATATTTACCCGCTTCAGACGGTTACTACTACGACTGTTCTTGGTGGTCCCATCATTTCGGTGACTACCGGTATCTACAATACAGGTACGGTACTGACCATTGTTAATGACGGTAGTACAGCGGCTCCTTTGTCTATCTATTCAACCGACACGGTTTTTGGTGCGGGTACTGGTTACGTCAACACTAGCGGTGTTCACGTACTTTCCCAATACGGTCAAGTCACCCTGCTGAAAGTCGGCTCGACTCGTTGGCAACTTAGCGGCGCGGGTGTCGTCTAATGGGCGGTGTACTCAACGTGTTGTTGACGCATGGTGGTTCCGCCAGTGGTGGCGTCACTTACAATTCCAGTTTCAGTGTCAATTCGGGGACCGCAGGTAGTACCTCTGCAACGGGGCATTCGTTTACGTACTATGGGTGGTGTCCTGATTACAATACAGGCAATTCAAACTACTTGCCTGATCCATTCGGGATGGGTTCGCTTTCATCAGGTAGTCCTACAGGCGTTAATGGGCTTTCGGTAATCGGCGTCTATGAAGCCTCTCTGCCTGATTTGCTTACCGTGGATCGTGTCGTTGTTTTGTTTGCAGGTAACGTAACGCCAACTGTAAATAGCGTCACTATTGCCGGTACGAATAGACCATTCAATACGTTAGCCACCGTCATCAACCATACGCCTTCGGGCGACACGGCTTGGGTGGGAACGTTGGCGACTACAGGCGTTGCAACGCTGTTCGGATCGTCGGGCGTTAAAACCGTCGTACTTACTTGAGGAACTCATATGGCAATTCTCGACTACATCAAGAACGCTCCTAAGTTCTTCGAACTCTTCAAAGAGGGTAAAGAAGTTGCGGATCCTACAACGTGGAAAAATCGCACAATTGCGACCAATGCAATTCTTGCGCTCCTCGGCACGGCTCTGGCTCTTACCAAGGCTTTCGGTTTCAAACTGGAGTTAGACAGTGACACGCTTCAAGGTCTGGCTGCGGGTACCGTTGCTGTTGTTACTGCTATCAATGCCGTCATGCACACAATTACGTCAGCAAGGGTTGGCGTGTCATCCAACGGCGGGAGTAGTACCCCCGAAGGACCGACAGCCGACACTGGCGAATCTCCAGCAAGCGGAGTTTGATTTAGGTTTTACTTGTACGTTAGAGGAGTAGGAAATGTCATTTTTTACGACGATTGAGAATGATCTGAGCGCGGTGAAGAAGTGGTTTGAAGGCAATCCGATTGTCCAGACCATTGAGGCGGACTTTCATGCCGCTGCCGCTGAACTGGCGAAGATCACCGCTGCGGATCTTGAGAATGCGGTGAAGGTTGTGGGCTTGCGTATCCTGTCGGCGTACGCGACGGGCAATGCGTCGGCGGCTATCGAAGCCGGTATCGCTGTGGCGATTACGGAGTTCAAGGCAATCGGCGCTGATATCTCGGCTAAGTCCGTGCGCACTCTGGTCACGACGATTGTGAATCAGGTTGAGGCAGCAACGACTCCGGCTCCGGTGGTAGCGCCGTAATGATGCACCGTATGAACGTCAGCCCGAACTGCGCTGCCATCACCAAGCAGTTTGAGGGTTGTCAATTGGAAGCCTACCAAGACCCCATTGGTAAGTGGACGGTTGGCTATGGTCATACTGGCCCTGACGTTTATAAGGGACTGACTATTACTCAAGACCGCGCGGATCACCTGCTGATGTTGGATCTTCTGCTCGCGCAGAACACCGTCAACAATCTGGTTGAACCTCAGATCAACCAGAATCAGTTCGATGCGCTGTGTGATTTTGTATTCAATTGCGGCACGGGAAACTTCCAGTCCTCGACCCTGTTGAAACTCATCAATGCAAACGATCTCGCCGACGCCGCAAAAGAATTTGTGAAGTGGGACAAAGCGGCGGGTAAACCGCTTCCCGGTTTGCTTAAACGGCGACAGGCGGAAGCCGCGCTTTTCGTTAGGGTGTAACCATGCCTCTGATCACACTCAAGTTCGTCCCCGGCATCAATAAGGAAGTTACTAACTATTCCGCAAAAGGGGGCTGGGTTGCGTGTGATCACATTCGTTTCCGCGTGGGACATCCGGAAAAGATCGGCGGATACGTCAATTGGAGTACAGCGCTCGGATCTTCGTCTACATTCAATGGCGTAGCCCGAACGCTGTTTCCTTGGGTGACCTATGACGTGCAGACGCTCGTCGCGATGGGTACGAATCAGAAGTACTACATCATCAATACGGCGAACGGCATATTTAACGACATCACACCGATTGCCAGTACGCAAGCGGGGCTTTCCAATCCTTTCACGACAACGACGGGAAGTTCGCTTGTTACTGTTACTGACGCGAATCATGGAGCGACTGCGGGTACGTTTGTAACGCTCGCTGGCTCTCCCACAACAGGATCTGGTGTTAATGGACTCACGAATTTAGTCGGTTCATTTGAGATCCTGACCATCATTGACGCCAACACGTACACCATTTCAGCGTATCCGCAAGTCGCTACATCGACCGGAGGTACGTCGGGTATTACGGGAATTTCCGCTACCTATCAAATTGATGCGGGTAATGCTGTCGAAACAACGGCCCTATCCGGATGGGGTTTTGGACCGTGGGGCGGATATGCGGATGCCTCGTTTAATGGATATATATCCGACGGTACCGGGGTCAATCCTGATAATACGCTGACGGTCGTGGGATCCGTTACGGGTTCCATTGGTCAAGGAATGAACATCGGTGGGATCGGTGTCGCAACCGGTACCGTTATCACAGGTGGCTCGGGACCGTATCAGGTCAGTATCACTCAGTTGACACCGGGATCCCCGACGCCAATCCCCATGACTGCGGGTACGACGGGATGGGGTATCGGCGCGCCCTCCGCGACGGGCGTTCAATTGTTACCGACCATGTGGTCTCAGACCAACACAGGACAGGATCTTGTGTTCGCGCGGTCGTACGACCAACCCTATTATTGGGTGAAAAATACATCGGCTTATTCTGCGGGCATTACGCTCGCTGCGATGTCAGGTACGCAGAATAAGATCACCAAAACGTTGACCGTCGCTGCAACAACGGGGGCAAGTTCGATCACGGTAACCGACACACTCCTGATTGATACTGGCGCGATTGTGTCCGGTCCGGGTATTGCGGCGGGAACTTACGTGATGCCGTCTTGGAATGGCAGCAATACGATTCCATTGTCAAAAGTGACAACAGCGAACATTGCGGCTAACAGTACTCCAATCAATTTTTCGTATTCACAGTATTCGGTGCCCAATGAAGTTGGCATGGTGTTTTCTGACCCTAATGGGTTCATCATCTTTGTCGGCGCGAATCCATACAACCCGACCAACTTCAATACGATCTATGACCCCATGTTGGTGCGGTGGTCCGATCAGAACAACCCATACGATTACGTCCCCACGACGTTCAATCAGGCGGGATCGAATCATCTTCAAAGTGGTTCGTATCTGGTTACGGGCAAATCGACTCGTCAGGAAAACCTGATCTGGTCGAACTCGGCGCTGTACTCTATGCAGTACGTCGGTCCGCCGTACGTCTACAGTTTCACGCTGCTTGCTGACAACATATCGATCATCTCGCAGAATGCGGCGATCACGGTCAACAACATTACGTACTGGATGGGCGTAGACAAGTTCTACGTCTACAACGGTCAAGTTCAGCCATTGCCCTGCACCCTGCGTAACTTCGTCTTCAAGTACCTCAATACTGCGCAATCTTCGCAAGTCGTGTGCGGTATCAACATCGCTTACAACGAAGTATGGTGGCATTACCCGTCAGCAGCGAGTCTCGTCAACGATACGTACGTTGTTTACAACTACTTGGAAAACTCGTGGTACTACGGATCGATGAATCGTTCCGCATGGCTCGGTTCTGAATTGATCCAGTCCTACCCACAGCAGACAGTTGCTGCGGGCACTACTCCGCTTGCAGTGATCAGCGCACAGACCTCGTATCTGAGCGCAGCGATAGGTTCTACGAATGTAACTATCCCCGTCGTTAATGGATTCAGTTATCCCTATACCGGCGTAGTTGTTATCGACAGTGAACAGATCTCGTATACAAACGCCAACGATGGACTGACGTTACTTGTGCAGTCGCGTGGCTATAACAGCACGACCCCTGCGGCACATAGTCAGTACGCTCCGGTTACGCTGTTGGGCGGCAATCAGATCGCACAGCATGAAGTCGGACTGGATGATTACACGTCGGGATCGCAGGTTGCGATCTACGCGTATATTTTGTCTGCCGACATCGACATCAGTGATGGTAATCGTTATCTGATGATCTGGCGCATCATTCCGGATCTGACGTTTACGTTCCAGTCTCCGGCAACGACGAGCAGCGTCACGATGACCGTGAACCCCCGTGCAAACCCCGGTTCGGCATACCTGACAGGTACGCTTCAGAACAATACGTTGACCATGACGGGGGCTAATAACGGAGCCAACGATCCGTGGGGGGATTACGCGACAGGAACCAATGCACCTGTCAGTAGACTGACGCAGCCCGCCCCGCGAGGACTGTATAACTATCCAGTTGAGCAATTTACTGGACAAGTCTACACGCGCGTTCGGGGCCGTCAGTTTTCGTTCCAGTTGCAGTCTACGGGTACGAATATGACGTGGCAGATGGGCGATATGCGCATCGACTACCGTCCGGATGGAGCGCGCTAATGGCAAACAGTACTCGCGCGATTATTCCGCCCAAAGCCCCCAATCTGACCAATGCGCCGACGGATTATGATGCAGCGCACCAAACTCAAATCGGGAGTCAGTTGCGTACTTACTTCCAACAGTCGGACGTGAACAATCAACAGACCACAACGACGTTGAATAGCGCCGTCACGCTCATGTGGTTGGGAGGTCTGTAATGGCGTATCAGAATATTACCGGGACGAAACTGGCGCAGTTCTCGACCGCCACCGCCCTGACGGCAACCGTTTTCACCTGCCCTGCCAACAACCGAGCCTATGTCAAAGACATCGACGTCTGTAATACCACCGGATCTGCCATCACTGCCTCTCTCTATTTGGTTCCAAACGGAGCGACGGCGGGTACGACCAATTCTTTGTTCTATAATGTTCCTATCCCAGCCTACAGCGTCTTCCAATGGACGGGGTCCCAGATCATCAATCCGGGTGACTTCATACAGGCTCAGGCTAGTATCTCGGGCGTAGTCTTTAACATCACCGGAGGGTTGGCGATATGAGCCTTAATTTGTATCCCCCTTCGGTGGGCAGTTCGGAATCGACCATTGCCGCGCCGTGGTACATGCAGGTGGCGCGTGGGCTTGTCCCCGGTGCGTCAGTCGTTAACGTGTATGGGTATCAAAACTCATTCCCCGGTAGCACTGCGTCTAGTGGCGCGTTTTCTACGGTATGGGAACTTAACACTAACGCTTCCTTCACACCGTATGCGTATCCCTCATCGGCAATACAGATGCTGCTTTACAGTACAACACCGGGAACCCCTGCGTCGGATATTAATGTTTCTGTTCTAATCAATGGATTGGATGCAAGTTACAACCCGATATCTGAGACCCTTACGCTGACCAATGGCGCAACGGGCGTTACTACGGTCAACTCGTATCTACGAATTAACAGTATTCAAACCGTTGGATCGGTTAATGCTCTCGGTACTCTATATTTGAGCAATTCGGGCAAGACTGTTACGTATGCAGTAATTGCGTTAACTGGGGGCGTATCTAACGGCAAAAGTCAGATGATGATCTACACCGTGCCGAACGGGTACACGTTTTATCTGACGCGCTCTAATGCGTACTCAAGCCTCAATGGCAACACGGCGGGTAACTACTCGTACTACCGTGTGTACACGCAATCCAATACAGGCGTAATTCAAACGCTTCTTCAGGCCCCATTTACAAACGAATACGGAACCCTTCGCGTTGCGCCACGCCCATACACGCAGAAGACTGATATTCAATGGCAAGTAGCAGCGGCCCCCACATCTGCTTCCGCCGTCGGCATTGGTGTCGAAGGCATCCTCATTTCTAATACGGCGGTGTAACCATGCTTAGACCACTCGCTCATCATCCACACATAGCAGCAGCGGGTCTCTCCTCGCTCGGTCGTGGTGATGACAAAATGCTCGTCCACATGACCCCGCACGAGGTCGGTGGGCTTCGTCAATTGGCTATGGCAGCGGGTGGTGATCTATCGATCAACCCCGCCACGGGCCTTTACGAAGCGGGGTTCTTGTCCTCGCTCTTGCCCATGATCGCGGGTGGGCTTCTGTCAATGACGGGTATTGGTGCGCCTTTGGGTGCTGCCATCGTCGGCGCAGGTGATGCAGCAATCACTGGTAGTTGGAAAAAAGGTCTCATGGCGGGTATCGGCGCGTACGGCGGTGCGAGCCTTGCCTCGGGCCTTGGTGCTGCGGGTTCTGTGGCTAATTCTTCGGCGGATGCTGTAAGCGCAGCCAATGCAGCCGCGCCTAGCGCAACACAAGGCATCACTGACGCTGCGGGAATAACGCAGACCGCCTCCGCTGCCCCCGCCGTCGGAACTGTCTCTGCGGGTAATGGAATTGCAAGTCTTACTCCGCCTGTTTCGGCTGCTCCGCCTGTCCCTACTACGCCGTCGTTCCCGGGATTCCCCAGTCAAATGACGCAAGCGTATTCAAATTCCGTTGCGGCAGGGACACTTCCGCCTACAGGGTCGCCGTCGATTCCCTCGTCACTCGCGGCTCCGGCCCCGACTCCGCCTCCGCCTGTAACTCCCACTGCTGCTCCGACGCCTACGGGGGCACCACCTCCGGCAACGATGGATCAACTCAACGCGGCGCAGAAGGCAACGCTGAAGGCTCTGCCTGTGGATCAGCAAGGCGCGTATCTCCAGAACTTGGGGGTGCGGAATGCTATGCAGGGTGCATCGGCCTCGGGAGTATGGAACCCAACGTTCGGTCAAGCGGCTTCGAATATGAAGGCAGGTCTTGGCACCCTGAACACCATGCAGGGATGGGGCAATCTCGGTTCGACGATGGGCACGACGGGCATGGCGGCTACGGCTCTGCCTATTGCGCAGACGCTCTCGCAGTTCAATCAATCTACGGGTGTACCGACAAACGCTCAGACGCCGGTCGAGTATTACAACACCGTCTATGATCCTCGTACACAGACGTACTCGCGAGGCAATTGGACGACGCAGTTTGCGGGTAACGGTTACACGGGCGCGCCGGGACAAGGGCAAGTGGCTAACACCAAAGGCCCCTTGGGATCATACGTTGATCCTTACACTGGCCTGACGGCGGTCAAAGAAGGTGGGCCGATCAAGCACATGGCCTCGGGTGGACAAACGAGTAGTAACCTTCAGGACTACTACAAGAGCCTGATGAGCGGAAATACTTCTGTCTCACCGTTGCAGTCGGTCAACCCTAGTGCCAACAACGCTTTCATGGCGAATCTTGCTCAGGGAACTGCGCCTACCACTCCAATCGGTGGCGCGGGCATGCAGTTCTTGACCAATCAGCAACCGCAGTCGGCGACCAATCCTTACGGTTATACGGCTCCTCCGCCGGGAGCGACGGGAGCGACGGGAGCGACGGGAGCGACGGGTACTGCGGCTACAAGTACTGGCACGGGGGCGACGATGCCCGCAGGGCTGCGCAGTCTTATGGGGGGGATGTTCGGGGGCAATATCGCACCCGATGCCTCTCAGATGGCGGCAATTCCTACGTATACGTGGAACCCCGCTACGCAGTCGTTTACTCAGACGAGTTCCGGTTATGCCGGACAAGGCGACGGTGGCGGCAAAGCGGCTGGCGGCGGTATTGCGTCATTGAATACTTTCTCAGGTGGTGGTACACCGGGGCTGGGTTCGTATTCGGATGGCGGTCGCGCGCTCAAGGGTCCGGGGGATGGCATGTCCGATTCTATCCCGGCGCATATTATTGGGAATAAGCCCCAACCCGCTGCCCTCGCCGATGGGGAGTTCGTCATCCCGGCGGACGTGGTCTCTCACCTCGGCAACGGTTCGACGGATGCGGGGTCGCGCGTCCTCTATAAGATGATGGACAAGGTACGTCAGGCTCGCACGGGTAACCCGGAGCAGGGCAAGCAGATCAATCCCAACAAATTTATTCCGGCTTAGGAGAAGAACATGAGTCAAGGTGGGGTGATGCCTACGGGCATGCAGAATCAGACCGCATCATTGAAACCCCCTACCCCGCCGACTCCCGGCATGGGTAATCAGATGGGTGGCTTTGGTGGGCAAGCAATGAGCGGGACGCCGGGGGGTTTTGGTATGCCTTCGGGTGGCTTTGGTGGTACGGCGGGTAAACCGTCGGCTCCCGGCGGTCAGACAATGCCGATGCAGGGCGGACAGTTGGGGCAGAATTTCCCAACGCAGCAAGGGCAGTTTTTGCAGAACATAGCGCAAGGTACGGCGCAGTCTGCCTTTGGCGGGAATCAGATGCAGCAGCAAGCCATCCAAGGTATACAACCGATGCAGAATCTTGGCGGCATGTTTGGCGCGATGTCTCCGTCAACCGGAACATCGCAGTCTGCCTTTGGCGGGAATCAGATGTTGCAGCCGATGCAGCAAGCCGCCTTGCAAAATAACTTAACTCAGCGAAATCAGCCGTACCAGAATTTTGGTGTGATACCTTCCGCAGGTCTTGCCTCCCTCACTCCGCAGCAACCTCAGATGTCCGGCTTGCAGCACTACGGCCCGCAGGGTCGGGGTCATCAGTAATGGTGCTGACCGTCACCTATATACCGTATGGGCAACTTAGTTACGTGTTGCCCAAGGTTATCCACAACCTGAAAAAGTCAGAGTTGTGGACGCGGGGACGGGCGTCGGTCGATGACATAGTAAGGTTCTTGTACACACAGCATATGCAGTTGTGGGCGGTGCACGATCCTGAAACGGAAGACGTTTGGGGCTACGTCATCACAGAGATTAAGCAGTATCCCTTGTGCAAGATGTTGGTGTTCCAATACAGCGCGGGTGATGAGGGAGTGCTTAATCTCTCTGGTGATTTGGTGTTTGAAGAGTTGGAGAAGTTCGCAAAGAGCGAAAACTGTCAGGGGATTGAATTCTTCGGACGCCCCGGTTGGCGTAATCATGCTCGTAAGCATGGTTGCACATCACAGACTGTAGTCTATGAGAAGTTCTTCTGATGACAACTCACATACAATTGATTCAACTCGGCGGCTTAGAGGGACTCCTTTATGCCTTCGATAAACGTGGTGAGGGCCTCATGATGCATACGCATGAGGCTGATACCGCGCACGATATTTTGGTCATGAAAGGTACCGTTAGAGTTTCAGGAACCGCTCCTACAGAGATACTTGTAGAAGGCGATCACTTGAATCTTCATTGGTACCTTGATCACGAAGTTTTGGCCCTTGAAGATGACACGGTCATCTTCAATCGGTTTCTGAACGGCATACCTGCGCCGTTCCGTAACCTGCCTTTGGATCGACGTGTGGGTAGCGTGGAAGACACGCTGCATCGCTCGATCCCTTACCACACAGTTTTGAGGTGACCTATGTGCGGCGGCGGTAGTCAGAGTTCACAACCGGTACAGTCGACTTCCTATACCACTAATTTACCGTCTTACCTTCAGGGGCCGGTAGAGCAGTTGGCAGGGCAATCGCTTGCGTTGACTAATACAGCGACTAACCCATACCAATCTTACATTGGCAATGCGGCTGCGGGCGGTCAGGGCATTCAAGGCACGACAGTTGCCGGAATGACCCCGATGCAGATACAGGCCATGCAGAATGCGCAGCAGATGAATGTCTCGCCGCAGACAAGTCAAGCGACGGGCATGGCGGGTATGGTGGGGTCGATGGCAACCGATCCGTCGCAGTACGGCGCGGCCCTTCAGAATTACATGTCACCTTACACGCAGAACGTTATCAATCAGCAGCAAAACGCTGCGGTTGCCGACTATGCGCGGAGTCTTCCGCAGTTGGGTGCCAATGCGGCTCGTATGGGGCAGTTGGGTAGCGACCGCGACGCCCTTGTGCAGTCTGAAGCCAACCGCAACTTGCAGTCGCAATTGCAGGGCATCACGGCATCTGGTCTACAGAACGCGTATCAGAATGCGCAGAGTACGTTGCAGGGTCAACAGCAGATGGGCCTTGGTGCAGCGCAGCAGTTGGGGACGTTGGGTCAGAACGACTACGCACAAGCGATGGGTATCTTGCAAGCGCAGAACGCGCTCGGTACTCAACAGCAGCAGTTATCGCAGAACGTTAACAACGCGCTCAATCAGAACTTCCAGAACGCGATCAATTACCCGTATGCGCAACAGGCGTTCTTGTCGGGCATCTTGCACGGCACATCCCCGGGCGCGTTGGGTTCGCAGCAGTCCAGTTCGACCTACACTCAGGCTCCTAGCATGGGGCAGCAGGTGGTCGGCGGTGCAACATCTATGGCAGGTCTCGCTGGCTTGTTTGGAGCAGCCTAATGAGTATTCAGGATCTCGCGCTTAATCCGACTGTGGGTCAGGCGGCTAGCAAAGCCCCGCTTAAGAATATGACCCGCGCCCAAGCGATTCAGTATTGCTTGGACAACAAACTGCCTATGGCGCTTGCCGTAGGCGTCGGCGACAACATTGCGCTTCAGAAAGAAAAGGCGCAGATGGCAGCGGCTCAACAGCCGCAGAAACCGCCCGTCATTCAGGCTATTCATCAGCAAGCGGAAATGGCGATGCAGCAGCACGCTGCGGATCAGGCACGTCAGGGTGGTATCGCTGATCTGCCTGTTGATCCGGGTATGTACTCGTTCAACAAGCCGGGAATGAAGAAGGGTGGCATCGTAGCGTTTGATGGCGAAGATGAGTCTTACGTAAACTCTTCTAATACGCCTGATTCCGGTTCAACGTTGTCGAAACTCGGGCAGATGTTTAACCCTGTCGCTCCCGCCGCTGCGGATACGCGCCCTGCAACTCCTACCCCGACTCCGGCTGCGGTTAAACCTGCGGAACCTGTGGCGGACTTTATGATCGCCGAAGCAAAGCGTGGCCCGTCGGACGAAGATAAGAAACTCACAACACCAAAGCCCACCACCAAGCGCGGCGCAATCACCGACGTGGCGCATGCTATTGCTCCCGATGCGGCTCCGTTGGCGTTTAATACGTCCGAATCTGCTCAGTTTACGCTCCCTAAAGACTCGCCGCCTTGGTTGGTATCGTTGTATAACGACCATCAAAATTTGTCTCGGGATTTGGCCAAGAGAGCCGAAGCGTATGATCCGGGTAATATCAATGACTTCGTCGCCAAAATGTCCGATGTGAACAACCCGCGCAATGCCGATACAAAAGAGTTCCTTGAGAATCTTTCTACGCAATCTGCTGATGCTCTCAAACGCAAAGATCAAGCCAAGTGGATGGCGCTGATTAACTTCGGTCACGGCGTCGCTAATGCAAATCCTCACGCAGGGTTCTTAGCGGCAGTCACGTCGGGTGGGCAACAGGCCGGGGCGCAGTACACGAAAGATCTCGCTGACGTTCGCGCTGCGCAGAATGATGTGACTAAGAACAAATACATGGCGCAGCAGCATCTTCAAGATGGTGCGATCAATGCTTATGAGAAACAAGCCGCCAAGTTTGAGATGCTGAATGACCGCAAGTATCAGGCGGATACCAAGTTCCAAGATACGATGGGTCAGGTTCTTGGCGGCCTTGCCCATGCCAAAATTATGGCGACGCAGAAGGCATATTTTGAACCGGTTGAGTCGCAGCAGTGGCGCGCGCTCAAACAAGCGCATCCGGATTGGACGCCGGAGCAGATGATTACGGCTATGCCGAAGGGCTTTGCGGCTACGACAAGTGCCGGGGCGCGCGCTACCGCTGCGGAAGTGGCTGCGGCATCGGCAGCGCTTAAAAATATCACTGATCCCGGTAGAGATAACCGGGCGCTTCCTAATGATCCGGGGCATGCTCAATGGCAGCAAGAGGTTGATCATTGGACTTCTATCATCCAACAAGGGGGCGGTGCTAGTGCAGCACCTCCATCGCCGCAGTATCAAGAAGGACAGACGGCTACAAATCCAAGTACCGGCAAGGCAATGATTTTCCATAATGGTCAGTGGGTCGCGAAATAAGGAACCCTCATGCCTAATGAACTTCCTGAAGGGTTTGTTTTAGACGCACCCTCGCCTAAATCTAATGCGCTTCCAGAAGGGTTCCAATTGGACCCGCCCGCAAAACCCAAACCCGTCGCAGGGTTCTGGAGTTCTTTTGGGCATGAAGCCGCAACGTCTTTGGATCTGCCTAAAGCCCTTGATTACGCCGCTACGCAAGACAGTCCTTATTTCACGCAGGAAGAAAAAGACAAGATCCGCAGAAAGTTTCTTGCTGCGCGTGAACCGAACGAACGACAGTTAAACTGGAAAGATGTACATGGCGTAGGAGACTTTTTAACGTACGGTGCAGAAGCGGCTGGTAATTTGGCTGGCTACGTTGCCGCCCCAATGGCTATTGGCGCAATGTCGGGTCCGG